CCCTCACACCCGAACGTGGCGCGGTCATCCCCCTGGGGGTCGCCGTCGGCGCCGCCGGCAAGCTGGTCCCTTCCCGCATGCTGCTGTTCACCGGGCTTGGCCTCGACCCCGACGACCTGGAAGCGTTCGGCCGCCACCTCGACTTCCACACCGGCGAGCTGTGGACCCTCAAGCAGCTGCCCGGCACCCGCATGCTCCTGATCACCCTCGCCCCCCGGATGCCGGCCACCCCACCCGAGCTGATCCCCGACGTGGTGCTGGACGAGCCGTGGATGGTGCCGTTCGCGGCCGGCCGCCGCGGCAGCTTCTACTGGCAGACCGACGACATGGCCGACCCCTCCGACGACCCCCAGGTGATCGACTCCACCCACTTCCTGTCGATCGCCCGGACCGGGTGGGGAAAGACCCGGCTGGTGCTGGCCACGATCCTGGCCCACTGCGACCGCTGGCCCAACCACTGGAGCACGGTGCTGTTGGACCCCAAAGGCACCTTCCCCGGCCGCAGCATCCGCACCCTCACCGCCCGGGTCGCCCGGCTCAAGGAGCTGGCCGAAGAGATCGAGCAGGCCGCCGTCGACAACGAGACCGGCAAACTGACCTACCGCCAGCGGATCGAACAGCGTGGCCGGGTGCTGGTGGTGGTCGACGAGCTGCCCGAGCTGATGACCAAACCGTTGCCCAGCAACCCCGACAAGAAGCTGATCGAACAAGCCCAACACTGGATCATGTTCTGCGCCAACCGCGGCCGCGAGCCCGGCTACCACCTGGTCGGGTTGGGCACCAACGGCCGCATCGCCGCCATCGGCCATGTCCGTGACAGCTTCGATCTACGCTACGGAGGATGGCTCGACAACAACCAGTGGAGGGTGCTGTTCGACGTGGTGCCACCGTTCAAGCAGAAGCGCCGCCGCGGGCTCGGATGGGTCACCACCGACGACGGGCTCGCTGAGGCCCAAGCCTACCAACCCACCCCCGCAACCCGACGGCTCAAGGCCGTCAGCTAGACCGAAAGGAGCCCCCCATGGGCGTCATCAAGAACCGTGGTGCGGTCGCTGCGATCGCGCTGCTGATCTTCCTCGCCTGGTTCATCAACTTCGCCATCAACAAGGCCCAGGACCTCGCCGGCGCCGACAACATCCGCTTCGGGATCCGCCAGCTGTTCGAGTCCTTCCGTGGCCTGTCCAGCATCGCCGGCCACGCCACCCACCCCCTGGTCGCCGGCACCATCCATCACCTGCTGAGCTGACGATGCGCGCCCTGTGGGATCTCGCCGGCGCGATGCGAGCCGACCCGCTCGGGCCACGCTGGCAGCTCACCGCGTTCGGGGTCGACCCCGACACCATGCAGCTCGGCGCCATCATCTACGCCGTGGTGGCCTGGATCGGCGGTGGGCTCATCGCCAGCTTGACCGGCCGCCAGACCAGCGGCCGGCTGTGGTCGCTGGTGCTGCTGGCTGTCGGGCTCGTCCCCTACCTCGCCCTGCGGTACCCGGTCGTGTTCGGTGGGGTGCTGCCGTGGGGGCTGCTACTGGCGTTCCGCCGCTGGGGGTTCTGGCGGCTGGTCATCGCGGCCGCGTCCATCCTCATGTTCGCCTCCATCCTCATGGGCCGCATCCGCTACGGCGGCTACGACGCCGGCCTGGCATTCGCCGAGGCCCTCACCACCACCGGCTGGCTGCTGCTGCTGCTGTTCCTGCTGTTCGTCGCCCTCCGCACCTTCCACCACGGCCTCGGCTACATCGGCGGCGCCGTCCGCCAAGAGGAGTACCGGGCTGGCCGCCGCACCGAAACCCGACGGTTCCGTGACTGGCGCAACCGCAAGCTCCAGCGGGCCGGCCAGGCCGTCAAGGAAGGAGAGACCTACAAGGGCAAGCACGCCCCCGGCCGCGCCGGAGGCACCAGCCGCCGCGGGAGCGGTGGGGGCATGACCACCGCCAACAGCTACGACCCCGGCCGCGGCGAGTTTGAGGTCCGCGGCTACACCCCCGACGCCCACCCCGACCCCGAGGTCCGCCGGCAGTTCATGGAAGGAGGGTCCGGCCCCATCAACGGCTGGATCTTCGACCAGTACAGCGGCCTCTACCTTCGCCACGACCCTGACCCCGACTATCAGCTTGGCGGTGGTGTCCGGCTTCCCCTGCACCAACGCATCTGGCGCCGCCCGTGACCGGCATCGTCGTTGGCCTGCTCGCCGGCCTGGCCGCCACCGGGTTCGTCGCCTTCCTGGCCCTCGGGATCCGCGGCCGCATCAGCGGCGACGACTACCACACCTGGATCCGGTCGCCAGGGTTCCAGGCCGTCACCGCCGACCTGGTTCGCCGCCGCGGTGCCCGCTCGGCCGTCACCGGACACCCCGGCCCCGTCGCTGTCCGCCCCAGCCACTTCGCCCGCCCCCACTACCTCCGCGCCCACCACTGGACCTACATCAACGTCGGCCGCGAACTCCCCTGGCAGCTGGTGCTGGTCACCCTCCCCGAACACCAGCGCATCCACGACCTCAGCGTCCTGTGGTTCGGGAACAAGAACCGCGGGCTCTGGCTGACCACCGCCGTCGTGGTTGGCTGGGGCAAGCTCACCCACCGGCGCCGCCCCACCTCGGGCCGCGGCGCCGGCCCCGAGCGACCGGGGGACCTGTATCTCCAACCACCACCAGGACCTGCCACCCGGCGCGGGGTGCGGCCGGGCCGCTCGCACCGGCCTCCCGCGGCATCAGCCTCTCCGCAAGCTCCGATGCTGATGCCGCCCCGGCCGGCACTCCCGGCCCGGCCGCACCCCGCAAACGGTTGCTTGCCTTGCCCGCGAGGCTGGCGCGAACATCCCGTGTTGCTTGGCTTGCTGACGGGTGTGGTTGCCGGCACGCTCATCGTGGCCGGCTGCACCGCCGGCGACGGGCCCCCAACCCCGCCACCAAGCACGCTCTCGCGTCAGGCCGGACCTGACACCAGCAGCGCCACCGTCGGCCCCTCCACGACCGCCCCAACGGTCGCTCTGGGGCCGTCGACAACGCGGCGTCCGAGGGTCGCCAACGGCTGCCCCCTGGGGGCCGGCTGCCCCCGCCCCAAGCTCACCCCCGGCGCGGTCATCCCGACCGCCACCGGGGTGTGCCAGACCAGCTACAACCCGCGCCGTGAGCTGACCCCCGACGGCAAGCGGCAGGTGCTCGCCGGCTACGGCTTCAGCCCGTCGACCCGGGTGTTCGAGTGGGACCATCTGGTGGCCCGCTGGGCCGGCGGCACCAGCACCCGATCCAACGTGTGGCCGCAGGTCAACCTGGCCGAGGTGACCCGCAAGGATCGGCTGGAGGGGCGGCTGTACCTGGCGGTGTGCCGCGACGTCGACGTTGCCGTGCCAACCGAGACGATCCGGCTGGCGTGCCGGGGTGCCGAGCTGGACCTGGTCTGCGCGCAGCGGATGATGCGGACCTTCTGGCGGTGGTGGTGATGGCGACTCGGCTGCGGCCAACCTGGGCAGGGCTGCGGACGGCCGCCTTCGCTTACCTGACGATGGGGCTGCCTCTCACCTTCATGCTGTGGCTGGTCGCCAAGGCGGGCGGTGGCTGGCTGTGGCCGCTTGGGATCGTCGCGTACTCGGCCGGGGTGGGGTTCGTGCTCTGGCTGTTGGTGCGGCGGCTGCCCAGCCGCGGCCAGATCGAGGAGGACCGGCTGCGGCGGCTGGGGTGGCGGCCCCCCGAGGAGCCTCCCTGACCGGTTACTGTTGCGAGCAACATCCACGAGAGGAGACAAGACCCCTTGTACGGAGACGAACTCCCGTTCACCGGTATCGGCTCGGCGATTCTGACCGCCTCGGCGGTGGTGGTCACCGCGGTGGGGGCGGTGCTGGCGTTCGCGGCCGGCCCAGTCGCTGCGTTCCTCGGTGGGGTCGCTGCGGTGGTCACCCGGATGGCCAACAGCGACGACCCCGATTGACCCCCCTCTTCCGCCTCCCACTCGAGGTGTGCCATGCGTGAACCTGAACACAACGGGATCGTCGGCACCCGCGCCACCCGCCACCGCCCCCGCCACCGCCGCAACCGGCTGCTGGGCTGGCTGCTTGCGGTGATGGTGGCGGTGATGGTGGCGGGGGCGTTCGTGCTCGGTACCCGAATGCAGCCCAAGCCGGTCGCCCCAACCGCCTCCGAGGTGGTCCGCACCGAATGCACCATCAACACCGAGACGGTCAGGGTCGCGGTCGAGGCCCTCCGTACCGTCGCGAACGACCACCACAAGGGCAAGACCACCGAAGCCCGCTTCGACGCCCAGGTCGCCGCCCAGCTCCCCAAGATCGCCGAGGCGGTCCGAGGCCAGACCGTAAGCTGCAAACAGGCCCGATGACCGCCACCGTCGCCGTCAGCCCCCCCGCCGCCGGTGCCTGCGGTGGGGGGCTGACGGCGACGGTGCTGGTCCCCGCCCACGCCGACCAGCCCACCATCGTCCGCTGCCTGCACGCCATCCAAGCCTCAAGCTACCCGCTGGAACGGGTGGTGGTGGTGGCCTACGACGGCCCCGGCGCCGACAACAGCGCCGCCCTGGCCCGCGCCTGTGGGGTGGAGGTGTGGACCACCCCTGACCCATCCAAGGACGGCAAGCAGAACCTGGTCCTGCCCACCATCACCTCCGATGTGGTGGTCGGGTTCGACGCCGACACCTTCCCTGAGCCCGACTGCATCGCGCTGGAGCTGGCCGCCCTCGCCGGCGGCTACGACGCCGTCGGCGGCACCGTCCTGCCCGCGCAGGCCAAGGGGTTCTTCATCCGCGCCCGCCGCTACGCCTACGCCTTGGGTCGGCGCTGGTGGCGATGGTCGCAGTCCAAGGTCGGCCGCATCCAGGTCCTCACCGGCGCCTGCTATGCGTTCCGCACCGACGCCCTCAAGGCCATCGGTGGGTTCCCCAGCGTGGGCATCAGCGCCGATATGGACGCCACCTGGGCGCTGCACCGGGCCGGGTTCCGGGTCGGCTACATCGGCCGGGCGACCGCCCTCACCATGGACCCCGAAACCTTCGCGGCCTACCGGGCCCAGATGCAACGGTGGGCCGCCGGCTACTTCCAGACCATGGCCAAACACAAGCGTGGGCTGTTGCACCCCAAGGCGATGCTGGTGGTGTGGACGGCCCTGTTCGACCTGCTCACCCTGCCGCTGTCCTATGGGCTGCTGGGTTGGGGGCTGATCACCCACAAGCCGTGGGTGGCCGGCTACGGTTGGTTCATGGCTGGCCGCCTCGCCTTCAACACCATGCTGGTCGCCACTGTTGTCGGCCCCCGCGAGGCGGTGTGTGGGGCGGTGCCGTACACGCTGGTCAACCTGTACAACAAGGCCCTGTACCTGTGGAGCTTCGTGCGCGAGTGGATCCTGGGCCGCCACTACGGGGCATGGACCGGCCGCCACGGGCACACCAAGGTCATCCACCCCATGACCCGGGAACGCCGCGCCGCCCTGGCCACCCTCACGGCGGTGGTGCTGACCGCCGCCGCGGTACGGTACGCTCCGCCACCCCAGCCGCCCCCCGCCCCCCCACCACCAGCGACCGTCGTGTTGCCGCCACCGCCGCCCAACACCATCATCAGTCCCGACGGGTCAGCCGACACCCAACCCCAGGACCAGGAGGCCCCTTGACCATCTTCACCCGCACTCCCATCCGGTCGCTGAGCGCCCGCTACCCGATGGGCCGCGATGTCATCGGGGAGTCGGTGTCGTGGGACTCCAAACCGGGCCCGGCGGTGTCGACCCGCCCCCACGTCGGCGTCCCGGTCGGCAAGCTGTGGATCCTCCAGTCCATCTACGCCCACAACGCCGAAGACCACCCCAACCTGGCCACCTTCCTGCTGCTGGACGGCCAAGACCCCGAAACCGACCATGCCCGCTTCGCCCCCGGCGGCATCACCCCGGTCGAGGTCCCACCCGGCCGGGAGCTGTGCTGGACCGGCCTGCTGTACGTCCCCACCGGCTGGAAGGTCGGCATCCGGTTCGAGGACATGACCGGCGACGGTGCCCGCTGCCACTGGCGCTACACCGCCATCGAAACCTGACCCCGCCAGGAAAGGACGGCCCGCCATGACCGCCACCACGGCCACCCGGTACATCGCGCCGACCACCACCACCCGCCTGGAGCTGATCGTCTGCGGCGAGTGCGGGATCAGCTTCGCGGTCCCGCCCCGCTGGAGGGAGGAACGCCAGGACGACGGCAAGACGTGGTACTGCCCCAACGGCCACCCGCGGGTCTACCGCGAGACCACCGAACAGAAGCTCCGCAAGGAGCTGGAAGCCAAGCAACGGGCGCTCACCGCCGCGTGGGAGACGGCCGAGTGGTGGCGGATCGAGGAAGGGAAGGAACGCAAGGCCAAGAGCATCCTCAAAGGGCAGTTGACCCGGGCCCGCCGCCGCGCCGCCCACGGCGTGTGCCCGGTCCCCGCCTGTTCCCGAGCACCCTTCAACAACCTGGCCCAGCACATGGCCGCCAAGCACGCCAACTATGTGGCCGCCGCCGACACCGCCGCCCGCAACGGACAGGCCGACCAGCCCAAGACCGCCGGCCAGATCGCCGGGACGGTCGACGGCCCCTATGGCTCCATGCGCAAGACCACCAAGCAGGGCGGTCCCGGCTACCGACCGGCCGTCTACTACAACTGCGCGTGCGGGTGGAGCGGCGGTGCCGCAGGCGGAGCGGCCGCCACCCACGCCCGCACCTGCGCCGCCGCCCGCCAACCCTGGCCCACCACCTGACGGAGGCCCCCGCATGCATCCTGACTTGGCCGCCCACCTGGGCCCCAACGCCCCCGCCACCCTGGCCGCCTACCACCCCGACCGGGCGGTCAGCGACGGCTATGTCCGCAGCTACGCCACCTCGAAGGCCATCGAACACGAACACCTCCGCGACGCGGCCACCCTGGCCGCCACCCTCAAGGCCCTCCCCGACTTCTCCCGCCACCTTGCCCATCTCGCCCGCGCTGGCCAGCTGGCGGCGCTGGACACCTGCGCCGGCGAGGCCGCCAAGACCCTGACCGTCGCCCGCGACCTGTACGGCGAGCTCGACAGCGACCGGTTCGTGTTGCACGCCGAAGAGCCCGACGCCCGCCAGCTGGCCGAGCTGGCCCGCCGTACCGCCGGCAGCATCCGCTACGGCGTGCATGTCAACGTGCTGGCGGTCACCCTCCAAGATCTCCTCGCCCAGCTGGCCGCCGGGGCGAGGCTGGACCCGCCCCCGGCCTATGTCACCAACCTGCATGGCGTCTACTACCTGGAACAGGTCGACGGGCTGATCCCGATGCTGGCCGCCCTCGGGGGGCTGACCGGCGGGCTGGTGTGTGTGATCGTCGAAGCCGACGGCGACCTCCAGAACCTCAAGGCGCACATGGCCCAGCGGGGGTTGGGGCCGCCAGCGACCCCGGCGATGGTTGCGGCAACCTTCCAGGCGGCTGGGATCCCCCAAGCCCCCCCCATCCGCATCCCCAACCGCAGCTGGCAGGTCGACCGTGCCTTGCCCCCCGAGGTCATGTTCGACCGCCACTTCCGGTTCCTGCTCGACGGCAACTGGGGCAGCCGGCCGCTGGAGCCCGAGGACCTGGCCGAGGCGGGCCGCTACCTCCAGGCGGTTGCCCAACCTCGTCACACCCCCGTCGGAACCCTGGACGCCGATGATCTGCTGTTCGTCGCCGGCCGCTGGCTGGTGGACCATCCCGCCGACCTGGAGGCGCTGGTCCGCCTCGCCCACCCAACCGGGAGGAGGTGACCGGTGCTGTTCGCTGCCTTCCTCGCGTTGCTGATCCGCTGGGGCTAACCCTCTGGCCCACCCATGGAAGGACACCTGATGCGACGCATCCGTGCGATTGCCGCCTTGACGCTGGCCCTCGCCACCCTCACCGCCCTGGCCGCCCCCGCGCAGGCGGCGGTCCTCACCTACGGCTGCCGCCCAAACGCGGTCGACTGGGACACAGCGGCCGCCTGGGGTGACGGCACCGTCGCCGAGGTCCGGCGCTGCCTCCAACACGACTACACCACCGGCAAGGTTCGGGTCCGGTCCGAGATGCGGGTCCGCAAGGGCGGGGTCGCCGACAGCGGCGCCGACTGGGACTTCGACAACAACAGCGACGGGCGGGGCCTGATCGAGCGTGTGAAGATCCTCGACGGCGCCGTGGTGGTCGAGAACAACAACTTCGCCGACACCTTCAACGAGAGCTACGTCGTCCGCTACTCCAACTGGGGCTGCTGGGGTAGCTCAACCCAGACCTACTACGGGTCCGATCTGGAATGGCGGGTCACCCCCACCGGGCTCTCCCGCAGCGGGTACAAGGACGGCGCCACCTTCGCCGTCACCGACAACCTGGTCGCCTGCGGGCTCTAAAAGAGAGGAAGGAGGAAGGAGGATCCATGCAGACCCTACGTGCCCGCACCTGGCGGGTGCTGGCCGGCCTCGCTGGCCTGGCCGCGGCCGCGGCCGCGCTCGGTGCCGGCGTCAAGTGGCACTGACCCGCAACTGTGGGGTGGTGGCGGCCCACGCGGCGGCGGGCTGGCGCCACCCCGCTCTGACCCTGGAGCGTGCTGGGTGCTGAACCTGCCGTCCCACCCCGACCGGCTCCCTTCTAGTGTCAGGCGACCCCTGACACCATCGGGCTGCTGATGGCCCGCCCCCCACGGGTGTCCCGCCGGGCCGCCGGCATCCCCCGACGGTCCTCCGGGCGGCCCCGCAAGCCACCCATGCCACCACCGGACGCCGCGTGCCTGTGCCAGGGCATCCCCGGCGGGCTTGGCTGCGCGATCTATGTCACCGGCGCCCATGCCGCCGAGCTGATCGCTGGGTTCTGGAACGACCATACTGGCGGCACCCACACCCCGGTGGAGCGGCTCCCCGAGGTCAAGGGGAAGGGAGATCCCAAGTGACACACGCCCGCCTCCTGCTGGTGGTGGTGCTGTGCGTGGCGATGATGGCGGCTGGCGGCTGGCCGGCACCGGCCGCCGCCGACCCCACCGGCCCCTACAGCTGGCCCGCTGGCGGCGCCCGGTGGGCGTTCGTTGCCGACGTCGCCCCACCCGTCGGGGAGACGACCGGCCCCTTCGACCAGGCCACCGCCGAGCTGCTGGTCAGCCTGAAACCGGACGGGATTTGCCAGCCCGGCGATCTGATGTACGAGCACGGCGAGATCGAGATGTTCCGCTCGCCGCTGGGCTACGACGGCAGCTATGGCCGGCTGGTCGGCCCCAAGGTGCTGTGCCCGGCACCAGGCAACCACGACGCCTCAGCCCCCGGGCCCGGCGCCACCGGCCTCAACACCTACTTCGCCGAGCTGTTCGCCAGCCTGCCCTGCAAGGCCGACCCGGTCCCCTGCCAGCCTGAGCGCGGCTACTACGGCATCGACCTGGACACCAACCGCGACGCCCGCCCCGACTGGTTCATCGTCACCCTCGACTCCAACTGCGGCCGGGCCGCAGGCGGCACCGGCGACGTCGACACCGCCAGCTGCGCCGGCGACGGCGAGCAGGTCCGCTGGCTCAACGCCTTCTTCGCGGCCCGCCACGGCGGCCAGACCTCGGGCCGCAAATGCTCGATCGCGGTCTGGCATCACGAGTACATCGGGTCGGGGTTCTTCGCCAACGACGACGCCACCCGCCAGTTCTGGCTGGCCCTCAACCACTGGCACAACGACCTGGTCATGTCCGGCCACAGCCACAGCGAGGCCCGCTTCGGCCCCATGACCTGGGACCGGCACCTCAGCCCGACCGGGTCGGGGATGCGCCAGATCACCGAAGGGATGGGCGGCCGCAGCCACACCGACTTCCGGGTCAACCCGGCCCCCGAAGGGCTCCGCTACCGCTACAACGGCCCCGCATTCGGTGTCGAGACCCTCGACCTGGCCGTCAGCCAGAGCCCGGCCGGCTGGCAGGGCGGCACCTGGACCCACCAGTTCCACCACACCGACGGCACGGTCGACGGCCCGCCGGCCGCGGCCGGCTGCTGGCCGTAGAGAGGAACCCGCTGATGCCTGAGCGCGTGTCGCGCCGCACCGTCATCGTGCTGGTGATGCTGGTCGTGGCCACTGGCGCCGCGGTCGTGGCCGCGGTCGCCTCCGACGGCCCCACCCCGACCACCTCGACAGCGACCCTGCCGCCGACCAGCGTGGCCGTCCCGACCTCGACCACCACCCCGGGGGTGGTCCCGACCGGGTCCGGCCCGGAGGCGTTCACCACCACCAGCGCCCCCGGGCCCTTGCAGGTCCTGGTCACCAGCGTGGCCTGTGTCCGCTACGCCGGCGACGGCTACGCGGTTGGGTGGCGGCTGGAGAACCACAGCGGTCGGCCGGTCGCCGGGTCGCTGGTCGGCCAGCTCGACAAGGACGGCCAGGTGACCCTGCTCGCCCCTTCGATCCGGGTCGGCGCCGGGGAGACGTTCACCCCCGAGCGGCCCATGACCGTGGCTGGTGGCGCGGCCGACTCGGTCAGCCTGATCTGGACGGTGCCCGGCTACCCCCAGGTCCGCAGCTTCCCCACCGGCGCGGCGAGCTGCCCGACCGACCCGGCCGACAAGCGCCTGGCCACCACCAGCACCTGACTGACCGGCCTGCGAGCTATGGTGAACTTGAGCCGTCCACCAGGAGAGTCTGACCGATGCCGCTGCTGCCGCCCGCTGACCGCCGTGCCCTGCTGGCCATCCACCAAGGCCACACCCCCGCCGAAGCGTTGGCCTGCAACGCCTGCAGGCGGGTCCGCCGCGCCCTGCGCCTGTCGCTCTACTACACCTTGAGGATGCGCGACCCGCGCCATCCCGACGACTACTGACACGGAGGCCCGCCCGTGCGAATCGTTCTCAACTCCACCGCCAAGGTTGTCGAGCTTGTCGACGGCGCTGGCCGGGTCAACGCCCGCGTGTGGGAAGGCACCACCGACGACGGTGTTGGGGTCATCGCCCTCATCTGCCGCATCACCCCCACCGAAGACGAAGCCGACCTGGCCGGCTTCGAGCGTGACCTGCTCACCACCGTCCCCCCCCTGGCCGCCCTGGCGGTCCCCCACCGGCTGCTGCTGTGAGCTGAGCCCCGGGGAGTGGCTGGCCGCGGACCGGCCCGGGGGGGAGCCCGCGGGGAGTGGCTGGCCGCCCGACTGGCCGGCCGGGGGAGCCGCCGGGAGGTGACTGGCCGCCGGGGGGAGCCCCCGGGAGGTGGCTGGCCGCGGGCTGGCCGGGCGGGGGAGTGGCTGGCCGGTGACTGGCCGCCGGGGGGAGCCTCCGGGAGTGCTGCTGGTGGTGGTCGGTCGGCCGCATCGGCCGGGTTGGGCCCCCGTGTATTAGCGGCCCTGTTGGCGTGCAACGATAGACAGCGAGTGGATCGCCAACAGAAAGAAGCCCGCCCATGTCTGGGTGGCACAACCGCGCCGCATGCCGCGGCACCCCGAACCCCGACGCCTTCACCCCTGAACCAGGCGACTGGGCTACCCCCGCCCCGTGGCTGGCCCTGGCCGACTGTGCCAGCTGCCCCGTCCGCGACCTCTGCCTGGCCGAAGGCTACCGGGGCCGCACCGCCACCGGAGACCCGCTGCAAGGCATCTGGGGTGGCACCACCGACACCGACCGGGAGCTGCTGCGCCTCCAACGCTGGCAGCCCGGCACCCCCCGCCCCCCCGCCCATGGCCGCTGGCTGCCGGTCGCTGAGGCTGCCCGCCTCCTCGGCATCTCCGAGGAGGTCATCCATCTGTGGGCCCGAGCCGGCCAGCTCGACACCGAAGCCGGCATCTCCCCCACCGGTCAGGCCCGCCGCATGGTCGACCTCGACCAGACCATCGCCCGCCGCAACCACGTCGACCCGGGCCGGCTCAAGCCGTCCGCTGGGCCGGGAACCTGGAGCGCCGCATGACCACCCCCGCCACCGAGCGGCTCTGTGGCCGCATCGAACGCAACGCCCGCACCCTGGGCCGGCTGTACCCGGACCTGTTCCCCGCCACCATCCGCGGCCAGGCCGCCCGCGAGAAGAACAGCAGCAACCGCAACGACCCCCCCGGCCCGGCCCGCGAGGACGTCATCGACCTTATCCATGAGGTCAACGCCGCCTGCTTGCAGATGGAAGTCCAGGCCAAGAACGCCCTCGGGATGGGGGTTTCGGGGCCGCTGGATGTGCGGTATCGGCAGTCTCCGCGGGTGCCCGAGGCCCTGCGGTTCCTGGATCGGGCCGCGCCTGCCCTGGCCGAGCTCGACACCGGCCCGGAGGTGGCCGACTGGCTCCATGCGCTGGTGGTCGCGGCCCGCCGCGTCCTCGGGCTGTCCAGCCGCGCGATCCCGCTTGGGGTAGCGTGCCCGGTGGTCGACCTGGATCTGATCGACGACGGTGGGGTCTGCACCGGCACCCTGGTTGGGTTGCCGCAGGCTGGGCTGGTGGTCTGCCACGACTGCGGCACCCGCTGGCCCTACACCGAATGGGAAAGCCTGGGCCGCACCGTCCAGCCTGCCGCGGCCGCCGCGGTGGCTGCCTGACCGGAGGAGGCAACAAGTTGGCTGGCCTGACCCCGAAACCAGCTCGCGACGGCCCCAGCTGGGTGTCGCGGCCGCTGTTCGCCGGCGACACCCAACCAGGCATGCGGGTCGCGGCCGGGGGCTGGGGTGGCACCTTCGGGCCCGCCACCGTCCTCCCCGACGGCCTGGTCGAGCTGGGCGGTGGCATGGTCGCGATCAAGGCCATGGGCGACGACGGCCAGGTTGGGGTCCTGACCGTCCCCGACCGCCAGGCCATCCTGGAGCTGGTCGAGGTTCCCCCCCTGGACGACCGCTGCGACTGCGGTGCCCCCGACTGTGGTGGGGCCTGGCCGACCCTGACCACCGACCCCCACCCGCCCCCGATGATCACCCCCAACCGTCAGATCCTGGGGGTCAGCGGGTCGATGCTGGACGCCTTCATCCGCCAGGGCCGCGACTGCCCCGGGGAGGACTGCTGCCCCACCCGCACCGACCCCGACCCTGGTGAGTGCAGCGACCGCCCCGACCCTGAGCCGCCGTATGAGCCGGGAGGGTATCTGTGAGACGTGGGCTGGCCACCCCACCGCTGGCCCGGGCCGGCTACCGGCCGCGTGGTGGTGGTTACTCGAGCGGGACAGGCCGGCTCACCCAGCCCCCCCGGCCGAACCCGTCGCGGGGCTGGCGCAACCCCGCCGACCAAGGCCCGCCGCTGGAGGACATCGACCGGGTGATCGCCCGGGCTGAGCTCGCCGCCGACCTGGAGTGGCGGGTCGACCACGGCGACCTGCCGTGGGAATGGCCCGTCGGGCTGTTCCCGCCTGACCCTCGGGAGCTGGACGACCGCCTCCGCGACGTCATGCTGTGGCCGCGGCGGTGGTTCGCTGAGCATCTGTTCGAGCTGCCACCCTTGGGGATGGTGCCGCCGCAGTGGCTGGCCCTGCTCGCATGACCCCGCTGGCACGAGGGATGCCCCTCCAGCACGGAGAGAACCTGGGTGGGGGGCCGGCCGGTCCCGCCGCGAGCGGGCGGGAACGGACGTCGGGGGGATCTCAGCGCCGGGTGAGAGATTGAGCACCCCAGCCAAGAGGAGGCAGAGAACTTGAGTGGATCGCTGCCTGCACACCTCGACGGTGGCCTAGCTCCCTCACCCGGCGTCGACATCCACTAGCCGCTGTGGCCCCGGTGGACGAGGACGGTCGGCTCAGATTCGTGCGACATGCCCTGGCGTTGACCCCGCCGCTGGCGGTGCGGGAACGTCGAGCCTAGGAGAAGAGAGAGGCCGCCTGACCGCTGTGGGCCACCTGGGCGGCACCAACGCGCTTGCACCCAAACCCCAGTCTATCCCCACCAGCGGCCGGCTCATGCGCGGGACCAACCCGCCCGGATGTCGTGACCAGGGCATCGACATCACGCCGAGACTGGCCCGTGACCAACCGGCGACCAGCCCGCGGCCCCAGCTCAGCGACAATAGGCAAGGCCGGGGCGAGGGGCCGGCCGCCACGACGATGGGTGACCGGCGATGAGTGGATCGCCTGATCCCAGCCGCCAGGCGGTCCCTGGCCTCCTCGCCCCGGCGTCTATGACGGCGCCCCAACCACGGCCGTTGGCAGCCCCTGCTCTGTCATGGCTTCCGCCAGGGCAGGTTCACCGAAGTCGCGGGCTGCGGTGTGGGAGATCCCGAGCTGACGACCGGCCGCGCTCCAGTGAGGACGTTCCCGTTCGGCCAGCTCCAGCAGCGCCGTCCGACGGCCCAGGTCCTGTTCTCGTCCAGCCCGGGCCACCCGCTGGTCGTAGCGGTCTTGCCCGAGCCGCAGAGCCATCAGCGCGACCCCTCGGCCGCGGATGGTGTGCAGCTCAGCGTAGGGCCCGGCCGGGCCCCCACCACCGTGCAATTCCCGCAGGACCGCCGACGCCAGCACCGCCGCACCTTCTGGGTCGCGCTGGGCGCGACGCCGGATCCGGTCGACCCGCTGCCCGAGCGTCCGCTGGTCCTGCATCCTGTAACCTCCTCTTTCAACTCGGCCAGGCCAGCCTAGCAGGTCGTCGCCTCACTCGTCGCCCCTGAGACGATGGCCCAGCACCGTCTCATCCATCGCCGCCTCGGCTCGCGCCTGCGCCAACATCGCCCGGTTGCCCTCGACCCACTCGGTGATCCGATCACCAGTCAACGTCCAGCTCCGGTTGCGGGGCAGCCCGGCGACGATGGCCCGCTTGAACGCCTGCACAATCCTGGCCGGCTGCGGCTCCCCAAACCAATCCGCCAGAATCGACGCGGCGGTGTCGGCCGGGCCGGTGCCCTCATAGCCCCACTCGTGGCGGCGGCTGTCGGGGGTGTCGGCCATCGGGATCGGGGTGCCGAGCCGGGTCCGCTCCCACTCGTACTTGTCCACAAACGGCAGCGGATACTCCCCCGCCCGCCCGCCCATGCCGCTGTTGTCCTCGGATGGGGCCTCCAGCAGGGTGACGAAGATCGCCGTCCCGAAGTCGCCCTCGCGGGTGCCGGTGTAGAGCCTGGTCACCCGGCCACCTCCGTCCAGTCGTCGCCCGGCTCCAACCGGTCCAGCTTGCGGTCGGCCCCGTCACCCAAGCTCGGGTCAGCAACCAGCCTGCGCACCATCACCCCCGGCCACCATCGCCAGTCCGGATGGCCCACCTCCAACCGGTTGGCGTGGAGCTGATGGAAGGTCACGAACGAGAACTCGTCACCGGTGCGGCCCCCCGGCCCGTAGCTGGAGCTGTCGTAGTGGTCGAACAACACCGGCGGCCAGCCGCTGGCCGGGATGAAGTCGCGCCACACCCGACCGCACAGCCCCTCGATGGCGTTGGTGATGCTGGCGCCCGGGTTGCCGGCCAGCTCGGTCGCGACCGCGATGATCCCCTTCCACGGGTCTTCGCGGTACACCCTGAGCCGGCACACACACAACTGCCGGGGATGCAGCCCGGGGAACTCGAAGTCGCCGTCAAAGGTCTTGTCCATGCTGGGTGTCCTCCTCGAGCCCAACGCTGGGCTCCACAAGATCGGCGGTCAGGTCCACGCTGTGGCCGTCGGCTGACACCTCAGCGGCCACCAGCCACGCCCGCACCGCCCCCGGCTGCCGCTCCAGCTCCCGACCGATCATCGGGGCGAAGTCGTCCGGGTCGAACCACTGGCCCGGGCCGGCGTGGATGGTGAAGCTCACCCGCACAGGTCCTCCCCTTCCTGCTGGTCTGGTGGTTCGGCGAGCCGCCAGTACACCGACCGCATCCCCTCCACCGTCTCGCGGGCGACCTCCCCCCGGGCGGTCAGCGCCCGCAGCCGCCGCCCAACCGCCAACGCCCGCGTGCTCGACGGGCCGGCGCCGACCCCGGTAACGACATCGGCGGTCGCGACCGGGAACCCCTCAGCGTCCCGCAGCACCGCCAACACCTGATCGTCCAGCGCCACCACCCCCGCGATCATCGGAGCCCCAGCACCTCAGCCACCGGCCGCAGCCCAGCCAACCTGATCAGCTCGGGCGCCACCTTGACCCCGGTGACCTGCGACAGCGCCACCAGCGCCTCGATCATCGTCGCGAACAGGTCGTGGTCGACGGCATCCAGGCTGGCGATGGTGGTGGGGCTGCCGGGTGGCCGCTTGGCCATCAGCGCCCGATAGGCCTGGTGGCCCTGCTCGGCCCACGCCGCAACCGACATGACGATGACCGCCTCAGCCATTGGTGTCCTCCTTGACGATCCGCAACCCCGACCGTCGCACTGTCGCATGGTGGCCGTGGTGGGAGTGGAACAGGTCGTAGCTGGCATCTTGCAGGCCGGCCTCGACAACCCGACGATGCACAATCCAGGTGCCGGCCCATGCCGGCTCACGGTGGCTGGTGACCTTGACCTTGGTGCCAGGCTCCAGCACTCGCACACGCACTCGCATGGGGCTCCTATCCGGGTCCGGGCCCGGGGTCGTCGTCTTGGTTGGTGAACCATTCGGGGTGGGCGTCGGCGATGGCTTCGGCCTCCTCGGCGGTCAGGTAGCCGCGCGTCTTCCACTCCGGCAGTGAAGGGTCAGCCTCGAACCGGAACAGCTCCCGGATCGCCTCGCGCACGCGATCCACGTCGGCGGCTGGGATCGTCAGCCGCTGGGTCCTGGTCTGCGTCCGGCGGACCAGCGGCAGATCCCGCCGGTCGTCGGTCCTTCGGCTGGCCAGGAAGGCCCGCAACCGGGGCAGCTGGGGGCGGGGGATGATCATGTGCTCGATCCGACGGCGGCCGGCGTCGAACCGCCACAGCCACAACGTCCCGCCGGGTTCCATGACGAACACCGACACCCGGCCGTGGTGCTCGCCGGGTGCCGAGGACGGGGTCAGCTCAAGCATCGGCCTCAACCCCCAGCTTCTGCTGGGCTGGGTCGCCCTGCACGAAGGCGCCGAACCGCTCACGCCAGTCCGCACCCAGCCAGTCGACGGTCAACTGCTCTTGGGCCTTAGCGGACGACCCGCAGCCGTGGTAGCGGCCACCGCAGATGCAGTCGCAGTCGGGCTCGGTGGCGGTGTGGCAGCGGGCGTCGCAGCGCCGGTCGCCACCGTTGGGGCCGCCCATGGCCCCTCCTCCGCTCATGATGGTTGCCATGGCGCCTCCTCAGCGCAGATGGGCAGGCTGGCCGCCGGTGGTGCGGGCCCCACCGACGTGGGCGAACCGCTCCTGGGCGGTCTGACGGGTGATGCCGAGCTGGGCGCCGATCTCAGCCCAGCTCGCCGGCTGGTCGGGGTCGTTGCGGAGCCGCGCCACCGCGTCGTCCATGGCCGCGTCAAGCTCAGCCCGCATGTCCTTGAGGGTGCCGAGCGCGTCCAGGTCGTCACCGACCCGCCGCGCGAACGCCCGCAGGATCCGCGCCACGAACCCGGCGAACTGGTCGGTCTCGACCTCCCGCCGCTGCCGCCGCTTCCGCGGTGCCAGTGTCAGGCCGGCCCTGACACTGGCCTCCCGCCCGGGGGCCTCAGCCACGAACGGGCCAGCCGGGGATGCGTAGGGGGTCATGCTCACGCCACGTCCCTTCCAAGAAGCTCACGCAGATCGGCGTGAGTCACCAACGGACCCCGGGTCGCGCACGGCTTGCAGCCGCGGTCGCATCCGGTCAGGGGGTTGCAGGGGTCAGGCAGCGGCGGTCGGGTCTGGCCCGGCTGCGCCGCCCCCCAACAGATGCACCGGTCAGCCGGCGCGGCCCGACGGCGCCGCTGCTTCGCCTGGTGCTGGTCGGGGCTGAGCCCGGCATCCAGCGGCTCCGACACCCACCGGCGGCTCCGCTCGTTGGGGGGCCGCTGGTGGCGGGGGTCGGGCTTGCGGGCCATAGGTGTGCGCCTCCTACTCGGCGGGCTCGGTCTGGGCGATGTCGAACACCGTGGCGGTGTGGAAGAACACCTTGTCCTCGCCGCCGCCGCCGTCCCCCTCCACGGCAACCTTGCCGTCACCGCCGGGGTCGCTGTTGTGGGTGCGGCGGCTGCCGGCCGGCGCCAGGATCTTCAGGCCCCAACCTCCCTCGGGCACGTGGTCGGGCCGCTTGAGGACCTTGCGGCCCCGCTGACGCCAGGCATGGAACCCGGCCACGTCGGTGGCGGTGATGCCAAGGTCGGCCGCCTGCATCGCGATCAGCTTGGCGTTGCGGGCGCTGTAGCCCATGAACCGGGCCAGGATCTCGCTTTCCTGCTCAGGGTCCAGCTCCCGGTCGAACTTCTCCAGCCGCTCACGCAGCAGCCGGGCGGCCTCGGCACGCTCGGCGGTGGTCTTCTTGGTGTAGGGCTTGGGGCCGGTGCGGGTGTGGGCCATGCGGGTGGCCTCCTCCTCGTCGCGGGTGAAACCTTCTGTTGCAACAATACGCCCGCGAGGGGTACCCTTGCAACAGATGGTTTCAGCAATCGACCGAGGGAGGCCCGCCCCTTGTCCCGCAACCAGACCCGCGAGACCCGCGAGTCCCGCGCCGACTACCGGTTCCGGATCGGCTACGCCAACGCCGCCGCCCGCCTCGACACCTGGCTCGACACCCAACCCGGCATCACCGACGCCATCCGCCGGCTCGCCCACCGCCGCCTCAAGGCAGCCGCCGCCACCGACCTCAAGAGCGGCAAGTGGAGCCGGGCCCTGTCCGCCGCCCGGGCTGAGGCCCGCCGCGCCCCCCGCCCATGAACCGGCCGCTGCACGGAGCGCGCCGCTGCGGCTGCGGCAACATGACCCCGGCCCGCCCCGACGCCCTCGACCCCACCGCGGTGAACGAACCCGCCCGCGAGGAGGCCCTGTACGCGACCACCCCCGAAGCTCACGACTGCCCAGCCGACCGCCACGGCGTCAGCATCGCCCCGCGGCCGGGAGAGGAGGACGCATGGAACTCGTCTGGTTCGGCACCGACGGCCGCGTGATCGACCGGCGGCTGATCAGCCCCCGGGCTGGGTTCATGGAGGTGCCCGGCCCCGCCCACCGGGTCACCCTGACCACCGGAGCGGGCGGGCAGCCGCAGGTGTGGCTGCTGAGCGTCGACGGCCGCCGCGAGGAATGCGCCTGGGACTCCGGCGCCCGGCCCACCTGCCCGGCCCCGGTCACGGTGGTGGTGGTGGCCGAGTACGCCGACGGCCGCCTGCTCGACCGCCGCTTCTGCGGCCCCCACGCCGACCGGTGGGCGGAGGGGCTGACCGGCCACCCGACCATCCACGACCTGCGTGTCCCCCCCGAGCCCGGCCAGGTCACCACCGTCATCGCGATCCCCCGGGGGGCGGTCGGCCACAACACCATCCTGATTCTGGGCGGCCGCCGGCTCCGGGTGCAGCGGTACATCCACAAGACCAACGGCGACCTGCACGTGTGGGTGCATGAGCAGTTCACCGCCGGAGGTGAAGGCCCCGAAGAGCATCTCGACCTCGGCCAGGTCGAGCACCTGTACGTTCCCCGCGACTGAACGGAGGCCCACCCGCATGGGCACCAAGGACCACCCCACCCCCGCCACCGTCACCGTCGGCGTTCCGCACCAGTCAGCCGACCGGGCCATGGCCCTGTACGAGGCCATCGACGCCGGCGACCACGACGCCCGCCTGGACGCCATCGAACGGATGGCCCGCAGCCGCCGCAGCTACGACCGCCGCGCCATCCACCTCCAGGCCCCGGTCCCCACCGGGCTGGAGCAGGCCGACCTGATCGCCCAGATCCAGCATGGCTACTACAGCCAAGGCCGCGACGCCATGCCGCTGATCCTGGAAGCGGTCAGCAACCGCAAGGTCCAGTTACGCAACGCCGCCCTCGACGCCAAGCAGGCCGAGCTGGCCGCGGCCGCCCCCACCTTGCACCGCGGCGACCGGGTTCGGGTCCGCCTCGACGCCCCCACCAACACCCCGTCCTCGGTGCTGCTCGGCAACCACGGCACCGTCGCCCGGGTGTTGCAGGCCCGCGCCGCGGTCAGCTTCGACCCCGACCAGCCGATGGGGCGCTTCGCCAACCAGCCCGACGTCAAAGTCCCGATCGCCTGGCTGGAGCGGCTGACCCTCGCCAACGACCCGGCCGCCGCCCTGGACCGGATCGCCGCGGCGATGGCCGACGCGACCGACTGGTCGATGGACACCCTCGACACCATCAGCACCATCCTCGACCTCACCGGCCGGAAGGTGGGCTGAACATGGCCGCCGAGCCCCTCTCCGTGCCGCTCCGGCCCGACGTCACCATCCCGTTGAGCGGCCCGTATGCCGACGGCCCCGACGCCTACGAGGCCGAGGACGGCGCCCTCTACATGAGCTTCACCCTTGAGGAGTGCGACGCCCAAGCCGCCCTCGCCCGGTCGATGGCCGGCCGCTACACGCCGCCGATCACCCGCGACTACACCGCGCCCGAGGGGGAGGTGCGGCGTGCAAGCTGACCCCGGCCCGGGAACCGTCTACCTGCTGCACTTCACCGAACGGATCGGCAACCCCGACAACCCCCACGGCCAAGCCCAGCACTACTACGGGTGGGCGGCCGTCCTCATGGACCGGATCACCACCCACACCCTCGGCAACGGCCGCAGCGCCAAGATCATCCGCTACATCCAAGCCCAGGGGATCGGGTTCCAGATCGCCCAGACCTGGGCCGGCGACCGGACCCTGGAACGACGGCTCAAGCGCCGCAAGGACGCCCCCCGGGTCTGCCCGGTCTGCCGGGCCGCCCGCAACCTGGCCACCAACGCCGGCCGCTGCGAACGCCAAGCCTCGCGCGCCGGGATGCCGGCGCGCGAGGCCGCGCACCTGCGCCGCGAGGCCCGATGGTGGGCAGCGGTCGCCGGCGACGTCCTGGCCGGCCGCCGCTCGATGGACGACCTGGACATGGAATCGCTGATCGAAGCCGCATGGCGGGAGACCCGCCGTGCCCCCCGACCATGACCCGCCATGGTGCCCGCGGTGCGGGTACGCCCACCGCGCCCCAACGTGCGCGGCCGCCGGCACCGACCCGACCCTGCTGGGCCGCCTGGACCTCCACTCGCTGCGGATGGTGCTGGCCGGCGCCGACACCCTTCGTCTGCTCGCGTCCATGCCCGACCTTGACCCCAACGCCATGACCCTGTTCGCCCGCCCCGACCTCGACCCCATGCGGATGGCGGTCGCGGCCGAACTCACCCGCAGAGGAGCGACCCTCGATGACTGACGAGCAAGCCGACCAGCTCGCCGCCGCCCACCAGGCCGGCGCCCATGAGTCCAACCGGGTGCCAGGTTGCCCAACCTGCGACCCCACCCCGGGCCCGGGTTCGCGGGTGATCCACGGGCTGGTCGTCCCCGCCGACGCGCAGGTCGCCGCCCATCTGACCCCGCTCGGGTCCGGCGACAGCGGCCGCCAGCTGTCCATCCTGCAGCGGCTGGTCGGCGGCTACATCGAAACCCCCCGCTACGACCGCGACGCCATCATCGTCGTCAACGAGGACGGCGGCCGCCTCAGGTTGCCGATCAACTGGCGCGCCACCACCTACATCAAGACCGAGTCCGAAGCCCAACGGGTCCACCTGTCCCGAGGGACGGGCTGGCCAACCGACTACGCCCTGCTGGGCGATGTGGTCATCGTCGGCTGCGACCACCGCACCCCGAATGTGTGGACGAACGTGCCCGAGCGGTTCCTGCCCCTGTTCCAGGTCACCCAGGCCGGCCCTGATGCCTGAGCCCGACAGCCGGTTCTTCGACGCCGACGGGAACCTGGACGTGATGGCCCTGTGGCTCGACACCCAACGGCTGGTGGGCGAGTGGTTCGGGCCGGTCTGCTGGGCCGAGGAGGAAGCCGAGAAGCTGACCGCCGAACATCCCGACGCCGCCGACCTGATCTACCACGCCATCACCCTGACCCGCCCCACCTGGGACGAGCCCCTGACCGAGTTCCTGGTCCGAGCCCACGCCTGGGAGCTGACCACCCGGGCCGCCAAGGGCGAGGACCTGCGGCCCGGCACCGACGCCGAGATCTGCGTGGCCTGTTCCCGCATGAGCATGGTCGCCCCTCTGACCGACGACGCGACCGGCCTGTACGGTCGCTGCTTCGGCCGCATCCACCCCGACGACAACCCCTTCGCCGCCGCCCAGCAGCACATGGAAGCCCTCCACGGCTCGCAGATCGACGACCTGGAGCGGCAGGTGCGAGCCGACATCGGCCGGCGGGTCGCCGCAGCCGGCATCGACCGGCGCCTGTTCGACGGCCGCGGCCGGCCCCTGGCCATCTGCAAGGGGCTGCACCACGGCGAGCCGGTCGTCTGCCGCTTCGCCACCACGGCCACCACGACCCCCAAGACCAGGGTTGTGGTGCCGGCTGCGGGACCGGCACCACAACCCGCCCCCCCAGCCGGTGAGCTTGACCAGGCCGCTCAAACGTCACTGTTCGAGATCATGATGGCCGTGACCGAGGAGGCCCGCGCCGATGCCGCTGATTGACCCGCCAGCCACCTACCACACCGGGCTGTTCCAGCTCCGTCCCGCCCTTGGCGGCTGGCAGTGGCGCACCCGCCCCCACGGTCAGCCGTGGGGGCTGTGGGAGTTCAAGTTCGGCCGGGAAGCTGGTGTCCGAGCCCGTGTCCAAGCCGAGCTGGGCGAGGGGTGGACCGAGGTTCCCTACACCAAGGAATCCAGAGAGGAGGCCTGATGGAGACCAAGATCATCGAGACCCACGGCGCCGGCAACTGGGGCAAGTTCCTGGTCGCCCGGTTCACCCACGAACGCGGCTACGCCAGCGCGCTCCCCGAGGCCGAAGGAAGCCTGCCGCTGGCCCGGTGGGCACCCAACATCCTGCTGGTGCTCGACCTGGCCACCGGCGAGGGTGCCCTGTTCCGGCCGGGTGGGCTCCCGGCCGCGGACCTGGAGAAGCATCAGGTGTGGGTGTGCCCCCTGTTCGAGGGGTTCCTGGAGTGGCTGTACCGCCAGGACCTGACCTTCCTGGCTGACCTGCCCCCGGTGGTCCATCTGCCCGACAACGAGTTCAGCTTCGCTGGCCGCCGCCGTCGGGGGCTGCTGGGAGAAGCCCAACGGCTGCTCGGGGAGGTGGGAGACACCCTGACCACCGACACCAGCACCGATGTTCGTCGCCGCACCTACGACAAGATCGGCCAAGCGTTCGAGCTGATCCGCCAAGCCCGCGAAGGAGCAAGCTGATGCACCGCTTCTGGCCCCCGCACCCCGACCGCCCACCCCGCCCGCTGTTCTGGCTTGCTGTCGGTGGCGCCATGGCCGTCGGCGCGCTCATCCGCGACGACGCCACCGGCGCGCTGTGGCAGACCATCGTGTTCCTGGTCGTCGTCGCCGAGCTGGGCGGGCTGATCATCGACACCGTGCTTCCCGGCCTGAGCCGCCACCCCCTCCCCGAAGAGGAGACCATCTGGGAGCCCGGCCAGGTCCTGGTCGACTTCGTCGACCCTGCCGACGCCCGCGCGTTCGCCGCCGGCAAGGTCCTGATCCCCGACCCGGGTGGCCTGCCAGCCGCCCGCACCACCCTCGCCACCATCCACCTGCTCGCCGAGGAGGACCGCCATGAACCTGCATGACCTGCGGCGGCTGGGCCTGTTCGCCGTGAGCTTCACGGCCGGGGTGGCCGTCGGCCACCTCAGCGACCGGCCGCTGTGGCAGACCATCGCCGCCACCTCCACCACGTTCCTGCTCTGCGCAGCCGCGCTCGACTACGTGTTCGACCCCATCCGCGCCGCCCTGCGCCGCCCCCGCCCCAACCCTGACCCTCCCCCCACCCCACCTGGTGGCCGCCGCCTCGACGACGACCGCCCCGGCTGGATCAAGGACGCCCGATGACCAACCTGACCCCCGCCCGCCGCAGAGGACTGGAAGCCCTGGCCGCCAACCACCCCAACCCGTGTCGGCGCACCTCAATCCACATTCAGCCCGACCCCAACCGGGCCGGTGTCTACTGGCAGACCGCCGACTGGCTCACAGGCCAAGGCCTGGCCGCCGAAGCACCCCTCGACCTGGCCCACCGGCCAGTCCGCGACGGCGTCTATCTGCGCCTGACCCCCGCCGGCCTGGAACGGTGCGCTCAGCTCGGCATCGACGTCGCCGACGCCCCCGCCCCACCACCCCCCGCTGACCCGCCCCCACCAGCCGAGGCCCGCTGGCGTGGCCACACCCTCGCCTGGGACCCGCCCCATGCCCTCTCCAACGTGGCCCGCTGGACCTGCACCAACCAGGCGTGCGGGGCCGCGGTCCTGTCCTACCAGGGCAACGTCTACGGCCAGGCCACCGAGACGTTCTGCCCCTGCCCGACCGGGTGCGGCTGCGCCGGCCCGGAGGACGCCGACGCCACCGAATGCGCTTGCGACGGCCCCTGCACCATGGGCCCAACCTGGGTGGCCGACCGCACCACCCCCGACCCCAGCGACCCGCGTGGCGACGACGGCCCCCACTCGTTCGAGGCGGACAGCCGGATGCGCCGGCCCTGACCCGAGGAGAACCGATGCCCCGCTATGTGCCCCGCCGGCTCGCCGGCACCCGCGACCGGTGGGGGGTGCTCGATCGCACCACCGACGACTACGTGGACGACGGCCCCCAAGACAACCCGCACACCTGGACCGGCACCCAACCCGAAGCCACCGACTACGCCGCTGCGCTGGAGGCTGGCGCGCTCCACCCCGACACCGCCGCCAACATCACCACCCTCCGGGCGCTGGTCGACGCCGAAGCCGCCGGCGAGCGGTTCCCGGTCCCAACCGGCCCCTACACCGCGTTCCTGCTGGTTGGCGCCTGCCAGCTCACCCGCACCCACCCGGCCCTGAGCCCCGGCCTGCGCCGCCAGTACGAGGAGGCCGGCCGGCAGATCCAAGCCGCCTTCGCTGGCACCCCCACCTTCGCGTTGCTGGAACGCGGCTGGCACGAAGATGGCCGCTGACCCGGCCGCCCACCAAGGAGCACACCCGTGAACATCACCGAAGCCAATGCCCTCAACACCCTGCTCGACTACCTCGGCATCCGGGTGTCGTACGCCCGCTACGACCCCTCGCCCAACCCGATCCGACGGGCTGAGCAAACCCGCCAGGCCCGCGACGCAGCCGCCATCCTGGCCGACCGTGCCAGCAAGGCCCTCTCGGCTGGCCGCCGCCGGGCCGACGTCGAGCGCGACTGGCCGGTGGTGGCCGCCACCCTGGAAGCCGGCCGGGCCGCCGGTGGCTGACCACCACCGCCAGGGCCAAGACGGCACCTGGCGGTATGACCCCGGCTGCTTCTGGTGCCGCACCCTCACCCGGCGTGCCTGCGGTGGCCGCTGGGGTTGCTGGCCCGGGTGGTGAGCCGTGGCTGAGCCCCGCATCACCCGCGCCACCCCCGCCGACGACAACAACCAGGTCGTTCGGGTCGAAGGAGCGTCGTGGCGGTTCCAGCCGGTGCCGTGCGCGCAATGCCCATGGCGCCGCGACCAAGACGGCAGCTTCCCCGCCGCCGCGTTCCGGATCAGCGCCCCCACCGCCTACGACATGGCCCAAGAGACCTTCGGGTGCCACATGACCGGGGTGTCGGCACCGGCGGCCTGCGCCGGGTTCCTGCTGTCCTCGGGTGCCCAACACAACCTGACGGTGCGGCTCAAGCTGGCGGGTCGGCTGTTCGGGTGGGCGCAGGTCAGCGACGGCGGCCATTGTCTCCATCCCAGCTACCGGTCGATGGCCGAAGCCAACGGCGTCGACCCCGACGACCCTGCCCTGCGCCCCACCCGATAGGAGCATCTGATGCCAACCGACCCTGAGATCCGCAAGGCCGCCGCCGACCTGCTCGCCGGTGCGATCACCGACAACCAGGACCGCTACCTGGCTGGTGTCCTCGGGCTGGCGTCCGGGCTGGACCTGACCGGCCTCCAGGTGAACGAGCTGGCCGTGCGGCTGACCGCCGTGTCGACCCTGGCCGCGGTCCTGATCCGCGGGCTGGTCCCGCCCGGCGCCCGCTACGACCTGCCCAAGATGATCGAGCTGGCCACCGACCACGCCACCGCCAACGACCTCCTCGCCGGCGTGTTCGACCGCGACCGCCCCGACCGATAGGAGCCTCCCATGGGGCTCATCTTCCACCGCAGCTGGCGGCTCGGACGCGCCGGCCGCCTCCATGCCAGCCGTTCCGGGCTCAGCTACTCCCACCGTCTCGGCCCGTTCACCTGGAACACCCGCGGCCGGCTCACCCTGCGCCTGGGCCGCGGGTTCTCCTGGCGGATCAGGTCATGACCCGCGAGCCCCCGCCGGGTGACGGCAGCGCACTGGTCCGGTGCCTTGTCGCCGCCCACCACGACCAGGCCGCCATCGCTGACCTGCCAGCCGACGAAGACGACGGCCGCTACGGGCTGCTGGCCTCGGCCGCCGGGTGGTGGTGGCAGGCCGCCACCCTCGCCCACGCCGCCGGCAACCACGACCAGGCCCGCATCCTGGAGGCCCGCGCTCGGGTGCTGGGGCTGCGCGCCACCCGCACCTGGGATGCTGACGCCCAAGCGTGGATGCTGGACGAGCTCGAGCGCCTCCTCGACTTCGAGGAACAGGTCGGGGTGGCCATGAACAGCCCGTCCGGGCCGGGCGCGATCATCGACGTGGTCGGTGCGCTGTCCGGGCTGCACACCGCCAGAAGGGAGGCCACCGACGATGACCGCGACCCAGCTGCGCCTGCCGTGGGCGCTTGACCCCTCCGACCAGCCGATCAGCTGGGTGCTGCAACCCACCACCCGTGCGCTGGCCTCCATCCTGGTCGGCATGGGCGACCTGGACCTGCGGCTGTACCCCAACGTCGCCCACCGCCTGAACGAGCAGACCGCGGCCATCCCCGACCCGCCTCGGGCCTGCCAGCATCTGCTGGCCGCCGGTGAGCACGTCCAGTACCGGGACGGGGGCGGCATCTACGCCTGCGCCCAGCATCCCCCGATGGGGCTGGTCTGCTTCACCTGCATGGAAACCCACACCGACAGCCACGACCAGACCGAGGAGTTCCGCTGCGACGAATGCGGCCGCCCTGCCCCTACCGGGCCGGTCCTGACCTGGCCGGGTGGTCGGCCGCGGGTGGTGACCGGGCGGATCTGGCCGGTGGTCATCCCGGTCGAAGGCACCCGGCTGCGGGTCACCGACCCGGCCGGCCGCCCCAGGATGATCGTCGGGCCAGCGCAGGTGCAAGGCCTGGGGGTGTGCGAGCCGTGCCGGGCCCGGGCCGCCGACACCGACCTGGTCCACCTCGACCCGGAGCGGGTGCCGCTGCTGGAGCCGGGCGGCACCCGGTTCATGGTCGACCGCCGCCAGTATCAGGCCTGGCGCCAGCATGGGAACCGGCTGGTCGACGACCCCCACACCCACGCCGGCCAGCCACCACATCGGCACGCCCACCGGCCCGGCCGCCGCCACCTCCACCCCGACCCCGAGCCGGGCTGATGGCCGCCGACCCGGGCCCGGGGCCGCTGGGGCTGCTGGCCATCCTGGTGCTGTGGTTCGCTGACCTCTGCCGCCGCCACCGATGGGAGGACCATGACCCCCACTGACCCGCCCGGGCCCGACCCCGGGCTCACCACCCAGCCCGGCCGTCCCCCCACCCCGGCTGGTGTCAGGCCACCCCTGACACCACCTGCCGTCCCGCCGCCACTCGCGGCTGAGCGGTCAGCCGCCGCCGAGCTGGCCCGCATCCGCGCCCGCCGCCGGCGACGCCTGCGCCATCTCGCGCAGGGGCTGTGCGCCACCGGCCTAGCCGCCGTCATCGGGACGCTGTTGGCGTTCGCGTTCCCCCACCAACGCGCCCAAGTGGCCGCCTGGCCACCCATCCAGGTCATCATCGACCGGGCCCAGGCGGTCGCCGATGCCGCCGGGGAGGGGCTGGCCGCGGCCGGGATCCACCTCGACCCCCCTGTCCCGCCGCCGCCGGTGGCGGTGATCGTCACCAGCCAATCCGCCCGGCCCGGGCGGGAGCCCGCCGGGGCCGCCGATGCAGCCATCCCCGGCGGCAATCGCACCCTCCCCAGCGCCGCCCCCGGCGGGGCAGCTGCGGGAAGCAATCCCGCCCCGGGCCCGGGTGGGTCGGTGGCGCCGGCCCCGGGCGGCTCAGGGAGCCCAGCCCCCAGCGTCCCCAGCGTCCCCGACCCCACCGTCCCCGACCCGACCGTGCCGGCTCCGAGTGTGCCGGACCCGACGGTGCCGCCCACAACGGTGCCGGAGGTGACCGTCCCCAGCCCCTAACCCGGGCTGCTTCGGCAATTGGCGGCCGCCGGCCAGGGCCGCCAATTTGCGTTGGCGGAAAAGTCCCCCGAGAAATAATTGAAACAATCCCTTGCATACTCCCCCCCGGGGGTGTATTGTTGGTATTGCAAGGTTGAGAACTTCAAAGGGGAACCACAGGCAGTCCAGAAGGGCCCCGCGAGAATCGTGACTCGCATAGCGCGTAGCGGGGTGCCGGGCAAGCCTGAACGGCCCCTTTGAAGCCCCGCACCACCCGCCCGGCAGTGACCGGCGCGGAACAAAATCAGGTGAGGCCCTACCCGCCCCCCGGGGCGGTTTTGAGGGTCCAACGCAGAGCCCACGTCGGCGGAGCCGGGAGCGTAGGCCAGCAACAGAGTCCGAGAGCGCGATCTCTGAATCTGCGAAAGCACCACCCCGCACCACCGCACCACCGACCAGCCGCCGAAGGAGGCGGGTGCCGGCCTACGGGCTGGCCGCCAAGGGTTCAAGTCCCTGCTGGCCACTGCGCGGCCAGGTAGCAACGCCGGCTAGGAGCCAGCAAGTCCTACGCCCCGGCAGCCCACCCGCCGCCCCGCGCGTGCCTCGCGAGCGAGCGCGCGTTCCACCCCTACCGCAGAAGGAGGCCACCCGCATGGCCGCCAGCAACATCCACCGTGCCGAAGCCCAGACCGCCGCCGCCGCCGCCCCTGTCGTCGTCGTCGACTACTACCGCGCCATCCAGAACATCGCCGCCGGCAACTGGGCCACCTCCACCACCGCCCAGCGCAACGCCATCAAGTAGGAGCCCGTCATGAGCAACGCCTACTGGTACGTGCCGTTCGCCAGCCTGTACTTCGCCGGCGTCGGCCGCCTGATCGTCCGCAACCTGCGCATGAGGAGAACCCCATGACTGACCGCACCCACAACACCCCGCTGATCGACACGATCGTCGCCAAGGCCACCGTCGACGGCGACCGCTGGCTGCTGCGCGCCTCTGGCCGCGTCAGCGTCCGTGCCGCCGGCGACAGCACCTACCGCATGGCCGGTCGCATCGCCCGCCTGCCCCGCCGTCTGTCCGCCGCCAGCGCGGCCGAAGCCCTCCAGGTCCACATCGCGAACCGGAGCACCGCATGAGCATCGCCTATCCCCGCAGCCCCTACGAGAACCGCCGCCCCCACGACGCCCTGAACGTGCCCGGCCCCAGCACCTACGAGGTTCGCTGGCCCGGGCTGGCCCGCCCGTTCATCGCCCTGACCGTCACCATCGAGGCCGACACCCGCCTGGAGGCCATCGCGGCCGCCTGCGGGATCAGCGGCTTGCCCCGCGACCGCATCGAATCAGTCCGCGAGGTCTGAGCTTCAACCGGGAACCGGCGCCCACCGCCCTGCATCACCGCACCAACCGGGGAGGTTCCCATGTCCCATCTGTTCCTCACGTTCCTCGGGCTACCGCCCGACACCACCGACGCCCCGCTGTGCGGGGCCAACCTGCCGGCCGACTGGTCGGCCCGGGGCGCCCCCGCGTGCCCCACCTGCTTGGCTGAGGCCAAGCGGCGAGGCCTCACCCTCGGGTGAGCAACCTCGCGTGAGCCGAACGGCATGCACCCGGGTTCGAGCCCCGGCGGCCCGCCCCGCAGCATCCGCACCGCGCACTCAAGGAGGCCACCCGCATGGCCGACAAGAACACCGCCCGCTACGACGGCCAGATCACCACCGGCCGCCGGATCAGCTCCAACGACGACCTGCCCGCCGACGCCCTCCAGCTTCCCGCCGTCCTCAACGTGCGCCCCTCCCAGAGCAAGGCATGAGCCCCACCGACGCGGCCGACTTCGACCGCCTCCCACCCGCCACGGCCGACAGCGACGAAGGCGCCGCCGACGACCCCGGCGGCTGGGACCGCGACGACCTGGACGTGGACGCCGACGACGGCGGCCCCGAGCCGTTCTACCCCTACGACGACGGGTTCGACCCCGCTGATTGCTCCGGAACCTTCGACGGCTTCGGGGTGGTCAGCGACGCCGACCCCGGACTGTGAGGAGGCCCACCCGCATGGGCTACGACATCAGCCACACCAAGCACGCCCGGCTCGAAGCCAACCGGGCCGCCGGCCGCCTCTGCGGCGGCGCAACCATGGCCCCTGGTGGTTGCAGCTACCGCGCCACCGTCCGCCACACCGAGGACTTCTGGACCCACAAGATCGGCGTCGGGCCCAAGCGCACCACCCACCTGACCACCTGCGCCCGCCACGCCAGCCCGGTCGGCTATCGCGGCGTCAACTTCGTCGTTGTCGCCGCCGAGGCCTACTGACATGCGCCAGATCCGGGTTCAGGTCAAGCGGCCCCACCCCAAGCCTCGCCCCACCCCTGACACCACCACCCCGAGCGGCAAGCCGCTCCCCTGGTAGGAGACACCGTGCAGAAGCGCATCAAGCTCACCGACGTCCGCCCGGGCGAGTTCGTCTACCGGGTCGGCACCCGCACCATCGACGCCACCGCCAAGCACCTGGAGACGGTCCAGGCCGGCCACATCGTGTTCGGCCCCAAGGGCGGCACCTACCGGCTGACCGCAGCCGGCGCCACCGCCTACCGGATCCTGGTCACCACCCGCAGCCGTCCGCTGGTCAAGGTGGCCGACATGGCCTATGTCGAGCGCGACGAAGACGCCCCCGCCCCGACCGGCGAGCCGCTGGCCACCACCGCGGCCGCCGCCCCTGCGCCCCGTACCGCCCCGCCCCTGACGTGGTTGCAGATCAAGGACCGTCAGGCAGCCGAGAACCGCCGCCAGTGGCCGAACGGCTGCGAGCTGTGCGGCGAGCCCGCCGATGACGAGATGGGCGAGTTCTGGCAGCCCGAGCAGAAGAACAGCGTCATCGCCCACGCCCAGTGCGGCATCGACGCCAGATTGGAGATGGCATGAGACCAGGCAACGCGATCCGCGACCGTGGCCGCTTCGGCGACGACGACCGGCGCAGCAAGGTCAAGGCAGGCATGCGGTGGGTGCCCACCGTGACCGCCACCGGCGCCGCCGCGCCGCTGGACCTGCCGGTTCCCCTTCGCCCCTACACCAACACCATGACCGCCAGCGGCCACCTCTCCGAGGGGTGGGTCAGCTACCCCGAACGGAGCATCCCGTGAGCGTTCCACCGTACAGCTACGAGGTCGGCCAGCAAGCCTGGACCGGCGCCAACACCAAAGGGCCGATCACCGGCCGCCGCTTCCACGACGGCGACAACCACTACCAGATCAGCGGCCGCTGGTGGAACGAGGCCGAGCTAGTCGCGGCCGAAACCCCCGCCGCCCGCCCCCTGCTCGATGACTTCGCCGTCGACCTGATCCTGGAAGCCCTCGGCCACCTCGCGGGCAGCCTCACCGACCGTGGCCACGACCCCACCCCGGTCGCCATCCTCCAGCGCCGCATCGCCACCAACCGGTTGCGCCTGACCGTGCTGGCCGGCGCCGCCACCATGACCGACACCCCCACCAACCCCGAAACGGAGTGACCATGGAAGCCCCGCGCTACACCGACATCAACCTGGCCATGAGCCCAGCCGAGGCCCGCCAGCTTCGGGCGTTGCTGTCCCGGGCAATCAACGCCGACCAGCCGGTCATCCTGGCCGTGCAGGCGTCAGCCGCCGGTCCCGACTTCCGGGTCCTGACCGTCAACGAGAACGCCCTGGACGCCTACCGGGCCAACAGCCGCCGCATCGCCGCCGACGTCGTCAAGGCCGGCCAGGACGTCACCCTGGAGGCCCCCGACTTCGACCCCAGCACCCGCCGGGTCCTGGTCGACGGCCAGGCCCGCGCCGTCCGCATCCAACTCGATGATGCCTCACCGCTGGCCGGCTGATGGCCCTCAAGCAGGCCAGCTACCGGGCTGGGGTCGCCTGGATCGCCGAGAACGACGAACCCGGCGACCGCGACCCCTCCACGGTGGTTGAGCTGATCAGCTCGATGCTGCTGGCCGACCTGTTCGGCGCTGAGCCCGAGCGGGTCGCCGCCGACGTCATCCGCTACCGCACCAAGCACCAGATCGCCGCTGCCGCCTACGGCGCGGTCTGACCCCTCAACCAAGGAAGGAGGTGAGGCCCGACCACCCCACGCCCCGCGCGTGAGGTGATCAGGCCCCACCTACCGAAAGGCCCGCCATGCCCACCACCAGCGGCCCCCGCAACCTTGTCCTGCTGTTCGACACCGACCTGTCCCAAGGCTTCGACGGCCAGCACACCCTGCGGCTGACCGCCGACGTCCACCACTACAACGACGCCGGCGAGCTGCGCAGCTTCCTGGACAGCGACAGCCCCGAGCTGGCCGACCTCCAGGTCGGCGCGTACGCCTCCGACGACATGATGAGCGACGGCAGCTACGGCTGGTCGGTCGAGTACCGCAACGTCTATGCCGTTGACCTGCCCCGGGCTGAGGGGATGGTTCGGTGTCTGCGGCGCATCACCCGCCGCCTCGATGCCCTCGCCTCCCCCAAGGGCGCCCGCTACACCCCGCCCCGGTCGTTCGAGGAGTACCTGCTGCGGGTCGCCAAGATCCTCGGGTGCCGCCAGTTCGCCTACTGGAGCGCCCGGCGCCCCAACGGCACCCGCGCCGCCATCGAGCTGCCCAACGCGGCCGCGGCCGCCGCCTGGATCGCCGGACAGGTGACCACCTTCCACACCGCCTACCCCGAAAGGACCACCGCATGAGCGACCTCGACGCCCGCCTCGCCCAGCTCGCCGCTGAGCGCGCCCACCCCGACGCCGAACCGACCCATCTGAGCATCGGCCAGGTCGACCGTGGCGTGCGCCACGTCGGCTACGAAGAGGACTGCCCGGTGTGCGCTCCCCCGCTGGAGTGCCTGGACGACCCGGGCGGCACCAGCGAGGACTGCTTCGGCCGGGTCGAGCTGCGCATGTCGCTGTCCGGCACCGGCATCCCCTACCCCCGCTGCGAGCACCACTGGAGCAAGCGGCTCGACCGGGAGGCCGAGCTGAACCAGCGATACCCCGTCCACCCACCATCCGACTGGAGCCCCGACGACGCCGGCGAGGCCTGGTCCGAGGAGGACTACTGACATGACCGCCAACATCGAGCTGACCGACGAAGAGGAAACCGCCTACGAGACCTACATGGTCGAGCAGGCCGAGGCCGAGGACCGCGCCCACATCGCCCACCACGGCGTGGCGTCCTTCGTCGCCCGGCTGCGCTACGAGCAGGCCGAGGCCGCCGCCTACGAGCACTGCCTGGTGGAAGCGTTCGAGAACGACCCGATGACCCGTTACGCCAGCCTCGACGCCGGCGAGAAGCGGCCGATGGTCGACGCCGCCCGCGCCCGCTGCGCCCAGACCGGCTGCCCGCTGTGCAACCAGACGGTCGGCTGCTATGTCTGCACCCGCGAGGCCGGAGGCGACCCGTTCGCCCCCGACTCCACCCACCCCCAGCGGCGGGTGACAAGCGAACGGACCGTCAACCCGGCCGACCCCACCACCGCGCTCACCCTGGAGTGCGGCCACACCATCATCTGAGAGGAGGCCCCCGTGCCCGCCCACGCCACGTTCCTTGACGCCAAGACGCACCTGGAGCTGACCCACGGGTTCGAGGTCGCTCCCGGCACCACCGAAGCCGACGCCGTCACCACCCACGACGCCCTCGGGGACCACTACCACCGCCCCGACGGCAACCCGGTGTTCGTGCCGGCGGCCGGGGGGATCATGTTGCCGGCCGGTGCCCCAGACGAGATGCGGCCCATCGCCCGGCTGACCAGCCCGGCCGAACGGGTGGCCGAGTGGCGCAAGCTCACCGACCGCTACAACACCCTGATCGCCATGGCCGCCCGGATGCGCCGCAACGACGTTGGGGCGGTGTTCCAGCAGACCGTCGCCGACGGCTACCGCACCAAAGGCACCCCCGGCAGCTGGCCGGAGGTCGACCGCCGGCTGGGGCTGAACCCGGGACGCGCCTACCGCATCTGGCACGGCAACGACTGACCGTGCCCACCGGGATGGGGCCGCCGTGACACGAGGCGTGCCCCTCCCGGCCGCACAGCATCCCCGTGGGGGGTCACCCACCCCCCCAACAGAGAGGAGGCCCCTATGGGGCTGTTCGAGGACATCCTGGACCGCCACCAGGGCGACAAGGTCGCCGCCGGCATCGAGGTCGCGTTCGGGCTCAGGCGCGGCGACCCCGCCCACCACAAGGCCGGCTACACCGCCGCCAACGCGATCCTGGCCGTCCGTGACCTGTACCACCTGTCCGACCAGGAAGTCGGCCGGGTCGCCGCCACCGTCAACCCGGCCGGGGTGTGACTCGCACCTGGCCGGCCGTGCCCGGTGTCCCCGCGGCCGGGCACGTGACCGGCGGGGGCGCCTGGCATCCCGGCCTGCCCGCCGGCTGCCGCAAGTGCCCACCCAAACGGCTGGACCCCCACGCCCGCCCTCGTGAGCGCCGCTACCGGTTCTCACCAATCGGTGGCCCACCCGACTACCGCCGCGGCACCAACCGTGTGGTGACCTTCGTGGCCGCCAACGGCCCCGGGCCCCGCAGCGACCTGTGGATCGTCCGCTTCCCCGACGGGGAAGAACGCGAGGTCGCCGTCCGCGACCTGCTCAGCCTCCAGTAAGGAGCCCCCGCATGGCCACCCCCGAGCCCACCCCACCCATCGAGGACCTGGTCCAGGTCGAAGGCACCATCGACGTCCGCACCGTCGGCGCCAACCTGCTGATGGGCACCATCCGCCGCACCGCAACCGGATGGCGTGCCTACGACCAGACCGACAGCTACATCCAGACCTTCGACCGGTACGAGCTGGCCCGCCAGGCCGTCGAGCAGGCCTATGTCCCACCCCCGCCCGCGCCCCGGCCGGTGCTGTTCGGCGTCTACACCTTCAACGTCCGCATCCCCCCCACCCTGGCCCCCGACGACGCCACCGCCGACGCCCTGGTCGCCAAGCTCAACGACGCCTTCGACAAGATCGAGGGTGCCGCCCGGAACCTGCTGGCCGAGATCAACCCGGCCATCACCGTGACGATGGAGGATCCCTGATGGACACCCAGACTCCACCCACCCACACCCTGCACCGGTTCCTGACCCGGGACGGCCGCGAGTACCCGATGCAGGTGCTGACCAGCCTCAGCCTGGAGGACGCCCGCGCGTTCGCCCGGCTGTGGGTGACCGAACGAACCGGGTTCCAGCCCACCACCCAGCTGCGGGCAGTCATCACCCAGACCCGTGTGCTGGAGGTCATCGGCCCCGAGCAGATCGCCGTCGACGGTGCCGTCGCGGCCGCCTTCGCCCGCGTGGCCGAGGAGGCCTGACGTGGACCGCCTCAAGGAAACCGTCGCCACCGCCGCCCTCGACGCTGCCGTGGCCGGGATCACCGCCCGCATCGGCGGCACCTATACCGTCGAGCCCGTCCCCCACAGCACCCTGGAACGGACCGTGCGGGTGCGGGAGAAGGGCGACAGTGGCGGCCCCCGCTACTTCACCGTCAAGGTGTCCGAACCCATCTGACGCACCACAAGCATCCCGGCTCCACCCGCCACAGCCCCGCCCCGCACCAGGGGGCGGGGCTGTTTGGCGTTCCGGCTCCCCCTTCCCGGACTAGTTCTTTCGGTCTAGACTGCCGGTTGGGCCGATCCTTCCCATGGAGAGGAGCCTCGCCGTGACGGCCACCCTCGCACCCGTCCGGACCAGCCGGGCCAGCCTGGCCAGCACCACCATCACCGCCGTCGGTGCGCTGGCCGCAGCCGGCAACGCCGCCCTCCACCTCTACCTCACCCCCGAGCACACCAACGCCGAACACGTCGCCATGGGCCACGCCTATGTCGGGGCGCTGTTCGCGGTGACCGGGGTGCTGCTGGCCGCGGTCGTGGTCGCGCTTGCCCTGCGTCCGTTCCGGCGGGTGCGGACTGAGGCCTGGTGGGCGGGGGCGATCCTGAATCTGGCCATGGCCGCCACCCTGGTGGTGTCGCGGCTGACCACCTGGATGCCGAACGGCTACCAGGAAGACTGGGCGCCGCTGCCGGTGGCGTGTGTGGCCCTGGAGGTCGTGTTCTTGGCCGCGTTCCTGGGCTGGATCGGACAACGGGAGGAGGTGCATACCCCATGACGAACAAGCCGACCCCCGACTCCAAGCACTGGCCGGGCCCCCGGGCCCGCCGGCTGGTCGGTGTCGCGACCCGATGGGCCACCGTCGGGATGCTGGGCTGGCTGTGGACGGCAGAACGCTGGATGTGGCTGCCCAAGAAGCCCGGATGATCTGACCGGCTGATGCATTGCCACCGCTGCGGCGGCCGCATGGTCCACATCTGCGACGGCGGCATGTGGTTCTGGGTGTGCGCCTGCGGCAACACCCTGCTGCCGGTCCCAACCCAGCAGCGGATGCCCGGTAGCTGACCGGCCTGGCCATGCCACCCGGGGGTGGCCGATGGCATGGCCAGGACCTCTCGCGCCCCGCTCCCGGCTCCCAAACCCGCTGGGGTGCCGGCCCCCCACCCTGTTCGCGGGCGTGCCGGAGCGGCACGCCTGATAGGCTCCCGCCGGCCCTTCTCCCACTCAAGGAGGCCCCGTGCGGAGGATCCTGTTCACCTTGGCCCTGACCGCGGCTGCGTTGTGGCTGATCGCCCCGGCCGCGTCCGCTCAAGCCAACGACCAGAATTGCGCCGACTTCGCCAGCCAAGCCGACGCCCAAGCCCACCTGAACGCTGACCCCAGCGACCCCGACAACCTGGATGGCGACAACGACGGGCTGGCCTGCGAAGCCTTCCTCTACCCAGACCGCCCACCGGTCACCACCGGTGGGGGGTCGTTGGCGAGGACCGGCCCCACGTCCGCCGTGCCGCAGGCTGGGATCGCGGCCGCGCTGCTGAGCGTGGGTGGGCTGCTGCTGGCCCGGACCCGCTACCGCCCGCACCACTAGCCGCTCTCGCGTCCTCTCCCGGCTCCCGTCGCCTGGGGTGGGTGACCCCCCAGGCTGATCCTCTCCGTCCCGGAGGGGCACGCCTCGTGCTGCCCTGAGCGGCTGACCGTGTATGAGCCGCTCGGCCGGCGAGCTATGCTCGAAACGTCCTGGGCGCACTATGCCCGGACATCCCCTTCTCGCTCCACCTTCTTCCGCACCCGACCTCTGCCCCTGATGGTCGGGTGCTTCGGCGTGCCCGGAGGCCAACGTGCTCAAGCCGTGCGTGGCCCGCCTGCACCTCACCCGCTTGTGCGGTGAGCTGTCCGACCGGCCCCGCTGCCAGGCCCACCGCAACCCGCCCCGCCCCCGGCGGCGCCGGCCCGGCTATGGCGCCGCCGAACGGACCCGCCGCTCCAAGGTGGTCGCCAACCATGTCCAGGTCCACGGCTACGTCTGCCCGGGCTGCCCCCTGAGCGACAGCCAGCCCCATAGCGCCGACCCTGACCGCAACCCCCTCACCGCCGACCACCTCATCCCGGTCGGCCCCCCCGACTTCGGCCCCGAGGATGGGCCGCTGCGGGTCATGTGCCGCGCCGGCAACAGCAGCCGGGGCGGCAGCCAACGCCACCGGAGGAACCCATGACGACCGTTCGCGCCACCACCCGCAGCTACGACGCCGACTCGGGGAACCTGGTCCGGGAGGTCGAGATCGAGGCGACCTTCCCCGACCCCACCCCCCCTCCTGCCCAGCCGACCCCCAGGCCAGCCAGCAACGTGGTCACCTTGCGTCCCGTTGCCGGCTGCCGCCCCGACTGCCTGGCGTGTGCCCGGGAGCGACGGCGGGCCGACAGCTTCGGGTTCCAGGTGCGCTACACCCCCACCCCCACCTCCTGGCTGCGCTACACCAGCCCGACCAACACCAACCTGACCGACGCGCTCGCCCGCGTGTTCGTGTGAACTTCGGCGCCGACCGCTGGATCCCGGTTGGGTTGGGTGCCGGCCCGCTGTGTGAGGTCTGCGGCGACCCTGCCCGCTGGGCCCGCCGCCTCACCGTCACCACCGTCGACCGCGTCCCGGTCGTGTCAAGGGTGTGGCGTTGCGACGCCCACGCCCCAGCCGCCACCGCCGGCCGCCCCCCCTGCCGGCATCGCCCGGGCCCGTGCCTGGTCTGCCGAGACCTGGCCGCCCCCGACCGCATCTGGTCGACCCAGCCCTCCCGGATCCACACCACCGGCGGCTGCCCAAGGAGGAACCCTTGACCCCACGCAAGCCGAAGCCCGCCGCCGCCGCTGAGCCGGCCACCGCCGAGCTGGTGGTGTCGCCGGTGTCGCCGGTGCTGGAAGAGCTGGAAGCCGACCGCCTCCGCGCCGAGATCGCCAAGCTCAAGGCCGACACCCGCCGCACCGACCAGCAGTATCTGCGGGACGAGATCTACCACCGCCGCGACAACGCCGACGCCTCCGAGCACCGCATCCTCACCTTCTACGGCGAGGTCGGCGCCGTCAGTGTGGCCAAGGCCCTGACCGAGCTGGGCATCTGGGCTCGCCGCGACCCCACCCAGCCGATCAAGCTCATCTTCAACTCCCCCGGTGGGAGCGTGTTCGACGGCCTGGCGCTGTTCGACTACCTGCTGGAGCTGCGCGCCGACGGCCACGAGATCACCACCGTCGGGATGGGCATGGCCGCCTCGATGGGCGGGATCCTGCTGCAGGCCGGTTCGCACCGGGTGCTGGCCCCCAACGCCTACATGCTGATCCACGAGGTCAGCTCCTTGGCGTGGGGTGGCGCCAGCGAGCTCGAGGACGAAGTCGTGTTCGTCAAACGGTTGCAGGACCGCATCCTCGACATCCTCGCCGAACGCAGCACGATGACCCGCACCCAGATCGCCCGCAAGTGGAAGCGCAAGGACTGGTGGCTGGACGCCGGCGAGGCCCTGCGGCTCGGGTTCGTCGATGAGGTCCGCGGCGGCATCGCCCATGCAGCAGCTTGACCCCCCGGACGTTGCGCTGGCCGCCGGCGAACCTGACCGGGCGACCCCGGGTGAGCTGACCCCCCCCGACGAAGACGAGGGGTGGCTGACCCGCACCCAGCGTCGGGCCCTGCAGCGGGTGTTCTCCCAAGCCCTCGGCCGCCAGGCCGGGACCCTGCGCCGACAGCACCACCAGCGGCCCCCGCACTACACCGGCGCACGCGAGCCGGTGCGGGTCGCCCGCGCCCGCGCTGGCCGGGCAACCACGGAGGAACCATGACCCCAGACGACGCCGACGCGGCCGACGACGCCGCCGCCGCGGCCGGCCGCACCCCCATCACCACCCCCGAGCGGTTCCGGGGCAGCTACGCCGAAACCGAAGCCGAGACCGCCGAGCGCGCCACCCGCCGCGGCCCCCAAGCCGAACGGGTGCATCTCCAGGAGCTGGTGATGCGCTACCCGGCCGCCACCTACACCAGCGTGGTCAACGGGCTGCAGCATCTCACCGACGTCCGCGGCCACCCCACCATCCGCGACACCGTGGCCGAGCTGGTCGCCGAAGAACTCGAACGGCTCGTCCGCACCCAAGCCGCCAAGCTCACCCGCCACCGCCGATGATCGACCTCCAGCCGGGCATGGACTTCCGCGCCCCTGGGCTGCGGCGGGAGGTGTTCCACCGCTTCTACCAGTTCCACCTCCGCCACCGCGCCCACCCCGGTGGGGTCTACTACCTGCTTCCCCACCTTGCCGACCGGCTGGGTTGGGATACGGAGCAGGCCCTGTGGTTCGCGTTCCTGAACGGCAACACCCAACACCCCGTCACCTCGCTGCTGCTCCACACCGCCGGCGACCGCCCCGCCCGAGCCGGGCGGATGCTGCGGTTCTGGCGCAGGGAGTACGGCCGTCTCGCGTTCGACACCGACCGCCGCTACCACAAAAAGGCCCTCGACACCGCCACCGCCGGCTACCTGGCCAACCTGAAGGGGTGGCCGTCGCAGGCTGCCTACTGGGACCACGCCACCTACGGCGGGTTCGCTGAGGTGTGGCGTCGCGCCCGGCAGATCCCCACCTTCGGCCGCCTGAGCGCGTTCTCGTTCACCGAGTACCTGCGCATCGCCGGCGCCGGCCGCATCAACGTCCTCGACTGCGACACCCTGATGCTCGGTGACCGCCAGGGGTCCAAGAGCCACCGCAACGGGCTGTGCAAGGTGCTGGGCCTGGACACCCTCGACTGGCACTCCAGCAACCCGGGCTTCGATGGCCGCTACACCCCGTCGGAGCTGTCGTATCTGACCGGCGCCGCCAAGGTGCTGCTGGCTGAGGCCCGCATCCGCGCCCGCGGTCAGCCCTGGGCGGGTGACGTCGGCAACTTCACCCTGGAGTCGGCGCTGTGCACCTACAAGAGCTGGCATCGTCCCAACCGCCGCTACCCGAACGTCTACAACGACATGCTCCATGACCGCATCCGCCAGATGGAGGACCGCTGGCCAACCGCCGATCTGGGGCTGTTCTGGGAAGCCCGCGCCGTCGCCTTGCCCCGCGCGCTCAGGTTGGAGGACTCCCCGTTCGATCCGGGGATGGTGCCAGCCAAGCAGAACCACTACCGGCTCACCGGCCAGCAGGTGATGCTCGACCACGACGACCCCGCCTTCACCAACGACTTCCAAGCCAAGGTCGACGCCCAAGGGTTTGGGCGCTGCCGATGACCGTCCTGGCCGAGACCGGCAGCATCTTCCCGACCCTGAGCTTGGACCGGGCCGACGTACGCTGGGAGCACTACCTGGCCGGGCTCACCCCCATCCAAACCGGGGACAGCGGAATCGGCTGGAAGCGGGAGGACACCTTCGCGCCGCTGGGGTATGGCGGCATCAACGGGTCCAAGCTGCGCCAGCTCATCTACCTCGTCCACCGCTATTGGGCTGCCGGCGGCCGCGCCGGAGTCCTCACCGCCGCCTCCGTGCTCTCCCCCCAAGTCTCGATGGCGGCGCTGGTCGCCAAGCACTACCGGCTCGGTGCCACCATCATGCTCGGCGCGACCAACTCCGTCTCGGCCCGCCGCCACGAGAACGTCGCCATCGCCGAAGACGCCGGCGCCAGCTTCCGCTACACCCCCGTCGCCTACAACCCGGCGTTGCAGCGGGCGGTCAGCCAGTTGGCCCGCACCCGGGAGTACTCGGGCCACTATCGGCTCGCCTACGGCATCAGCACCCCCACCGGCGCGTCGGTTGAGGACCTGGCCGCGTTCCACGCCGTCGGGGCCCACCAGACCGTCAACCTGCCCGATGCGACTCGCACCCTGGCCATGACCCTCGGTTCCGGCAACAGCGCCACCTCGGTGCTGGTTGGCCTCGCCCACCACCTGCCACCGGCCCTTGAGCGGCTGGTGCTGTTCGGAGTTGGGCCCTCCCGGCTCGACTGGACCCTGGATCGCCTGGACCGCATCCGCAGCTTGCTGGGGCTCCGTGATCCCCTCGCCGCGGTCAGGCTGGAGTACCACGACCTCCACCACCAGCGGTTCGCCACCTACCAGGATCGGATGCCCTACACCCTGGATGGGATCGCGCTGCATCCCACCTACGAAGGCAAGGCGGTCACGTTCATGGCCCAGCATCAGGCCATGTTCCGATGGTTCTGGCGGCCGGCAGCCGGTGAGAGCGTGTTCTGGATCGTCGGGAGCGCCCCTACCCGCCAGATGATGGCCGGACCCCTCCGGTGACCCCTCCGGTGACCCCTCCAACGCGGCTGGTGTATGTGATCGGTGAGCCCGGCGCCGGCAAAACCACCCTGCTCAACCAGGCCCTCGCCGGGCTCCAGCGCACCCCCCAACGTCTTCCGGTGCCGCATGAGCTGCTGAGCCGCCCTGTGGGCTGCTCCAGCGGCAGGGTCGTCGGCGCCCACCTCGGCCGCTCCCGCGAGCTGTTCGGCGGCACCGACGCCCTCAGCATGAGCATCCAACCGGCCGCGCAAGCCTGGATCGCCGGCCACCCCTACCGGCTGGTCGTTGCCGAAGGAGACCGGCTCGCCAACGCCCGCTTCTTCGACATCTGCTGTTCGGTCGGCATCGACCTGCAGGTGGTGCTGCTGGCAACACCCCCCGCCGTCGCCGCCCAGCGCCGCGCCGCACGAACCCCTTGGCGTGCCCAGAACGAACGGTGGATCCGGGGACGGATCACCAAGACCGCCCACCTCGCCGACGCCTACCAGGCACTCCGGCTGGGTGGGCCCGGCGCCGCGGAGGATCTGCGGGCGCTGTGCTGGCCAGGAGGACTGACCCCATGATCGACCTACGCATCCGCTCTCGGGTAAGTGGTGCCGAGCTGGACGACAAGATCGGCAAGGTCTGCACCGACGACGACTACAACGTCCTGCTCACGAGGGACACGCTGGTCCGCAAACCCGACGGCACCATCCTGTGCATCTACCGCAAGCACGCGTTCCCCCCCGCCCTCCTGGAGGCCTCCTACCCGACCCTCCACAGCCTGCGCTCGGAGAAGACCACCAACCGCGGGCTGGCCTCGGGGACACCACGGGTGCGGATGTACGCCGGCTCCCGCACCTACACCAAACCCACCAGCTCAGCGATCATCGGTGCCTACAACCGCTCCAGCCCCTACCACTTCTGCCGCCTGACCGCCTGGACCGGCCGGGAGACCGAACGGTTCGCTGAGCTGCGCCCGCTGTTCCAGGCCATCGGTCAGGAGTTCGCTGCGCTGGTCCCCGACCGCTACGCCGCGCAGATGGCCCAGGTGGCCCGCACCGAGCCGGACTGGGTCATCCCCGGCACCCCCTTCACCACCATCACCGTCAACAACACCTACCCCACCGGGGTCCACACCGACAAGGGCGACCTCGAGGCTGGCTTCTCAAACCTCACCGTGCTGCGTCGGGGTACCTACAGCGGGGGGATCTTCCTGTTCCCCGAGTACCGGGTCGGCGTGGATATGCAGGACGGGGATCTGCTGCTGATGGACGCCCATGAGTGGCACGGCAACACCACCCTCACCCCCCTGTCTGAGGATGCCGAGCGGATCAGTGTGGTGGCCTACTACCGCACCAAGATGGTCGCCTGCGGCACCGCCGAGGCTGAGGCCCAGCGTGCCCAGCAGTTGGCTGACACCCAGACCGCACGCCGCCTGGCGGCTGCTGGCTGATGGTGGATGGCATCGAACGCCTGACCGTGGCTGACCCTGGCCCTGGCCGGGTCACCGTCGAGCTCGGCCCCACCCAAGTCAGCCTGTACCACGAGGCCGGCCGGGCCCTCAGCGTGGAGCTGGTCGACAGCGACGGCCACCACCACGTGCGTGCCGTCGCCACCAACACCGTGACCCTGCTTGGCTGGCGGGCCCGCTGAACGGTGGCGGGGAGGGGATTTGAACCCCCGACCTCCGGATTATGAGTCCGGCGTGCTACCAGGCTGCACTACCCCGCGACGCCGCAGACCCTACCACGCCCCGCCCGCGCACACCGCACGCCGGCCCGACGCGGCCGGGGTGGGGCTGAAACTTCGCGGCCGACCCTGCCTGTGACCCCCGAGATTGGTACCTCGCGGTTCGTACGGGATACCGAGCAACCCGAGCCCGATCCGCCCGATCCGGGCGCACCCCATTTGACCTGGCGTTATCGGAGGAAACCGATGGCAATCTTGTCTCTGCCCCCAGCGGAGGACCTGACCGACCCCTGCCTGCTGGGCTGCGACGGCCAACCCCACGAGGAAGACCCGGCCTACTGGTGGTCGCTGCCGATGCCCCGCTTCGACAGCAACGACGACCTCGATGACGAGCTGGTCGGCGAGGACCTGGCCGACTGGGAGCTGGAAGCCCTCGCCGCCGACCAGAGCCCCCTGCAGGAGGCCCAGTGACCAGCCCCGGCGTCACCACCGACCCTTCGGACCCGCGCCTCACCCACGGCCCCGACCTCACCCCGGTCGACCAGGCCGAGGTGTACCTGGTGCTGTCGGAGGCTGAGCGCGCCAAGGGGTTCGTGCGGCCGCTGCGGGAGGCCTACAAGCATCTGCCGTGCCAGAAGGTCACCAGCATGGGCGCGGCGATCGCCGAGACCTACGCCCGCCAGCCCGACTTCTACGGCGGCACCTACTGCACCCGCTGCGGGCTGCATCGGCCGCTGGTCGAGTTCGTCTGGCTGGATGGCCAGCAGGTTGGCTCATGAGCCGCCGCCGGCCGATGGTCCGCGAGCGGGCCACGGTGCTGCGGCCGCTGAGCTTCGGGCCCAAGCGGCGGCCGGGGGAGCCGCCGCAGACCTGTGTGTGCGGGATCGAGTTCACCACCTACTGGGCCCATCGCCAAACCACCCAGCACACCCGCATGGTCGCCGAGACCCGCGCCGCCCGCCGGGCCCCGTTCGCCCCCGGCGGATGGCTCCCCACCGGCCCGGTCGAACATACGACCGAACCCGCCAGCGAGGCAGCCTGATGATCAGCGTGTGGTCCCCCGACCACTTCACCGCCCGCCCCGTCGAGGATCGGGCGGTTGCCTTCACCGGCCGGGTGCTGGAACGCCTCCGGGTCGCCGCCACCCAGTCTGTCACCGGCCAGCTGCTGGCCGACGCCGACCTGGACGTGACCGCCGACGTGATGGCCCGCCGGCTCAGCTACCACCTCACCGCCCATGTGCTCGCCGAGCGGCTCGGCTCCCACACCGAGACGGCCACCGACCGGGTTCCGGCCAGCTGGTGGGACCACTGGAAGCACGACCACCCTCGGGTGCTCGGCTGGTCGCTGCGGCTCATGTGGGCCGGGCCCGGCCTGAGCCGCCCCCGCTTCGGCCGCCGCCTGACCCGCTGGCTGTGGCTCCGCCCCCCCGCCTATGCGGCCCGGACCCTCTCGGTGACCTGGACCGACTGGCAGACCTTCCCCCAGTCCACCATCCCGGTCGGCACCCCCAACTTCGGGCCCCCGGTGGCGGTGCGGACCTCCAGCCGCGACTACACCGGAAGCTGGCCATGCTGATCTTCGACCTGCTCCACCAGACCGTCGGGGCGCTCGCCGGCACCGGCCTCCTGGAAGCCCTGGCGCTGCACCTGTACCACACTGGGCTGTACCTGACCGCCCTCGCCGGCGAGCGTCGTCGTGGCTGACCCGTCGACGCTGGCGGACCTCAAGGCGTGGGTGCAGGCCAAACTCGACGCCAACGCCCATCTGATCGAGGTGCTGTCGGGGGAGCGGGCCAGGTTCCTGGAGGAACGCTCAACCCGGATCGACGAGCGGTTCGGTGCCGAACGTCTGCAGACCGACGCGTCGGTCACGGGGCTGGAGAAGCAGCTGGTCGCGTCGATCGCCGGTCAGGACCGCGCCCTCGGCGCCGCCCTGGCCGCGCAGGAACGGGCCGCGTCGATCCTGGAGACCCAGTCCCAGGAGTGGCGCACCGCCGCGAACGAGTGGCGAGGCGCGATGACCGACCGCGACCGGCTGCTGGTGAGCCGCGACACCTACGACACCGCCATGACCGCCCAGAGCAAGCAGCTCAGTGACCTGACCAACCGCCTGACTCTCGCCGAAGGCAAAGCCCAAGGCGCCGCCAGCTCAACCGGGCTGCTGTTGGCGGTCGCCGGGGTCATCGCCACCGTCGTCGGTGGCGTCGTCGCGGTCTTGGCGCTGAACGGCTGATGGACACCCGGGCGATCTGGCGCGACAACCCCATGACCCTCACCTGGGCCCTGCATCTGGTTCGCGGTGGAGCCGGGGCCGGCCTGTACGAGGTCGCCGTCCGCGACCCCGCCAGCGGCCAGCTGCGGTGGGAGACCCGCGACGCGGCCATGGTCCATGACGACCCGCCGCTGCTGGAGCTGCCCGACTGGATCCTCCGCGACCTGGTCCTGCCGGCCGCCCCCGGTGCCGCCCGGCCCGGTCAGCAGGCCGGCCGCGTCGACGCCCTCGAAGAGGCCCTGACCGTGGAACGCGGCCGGGTCGACCGGATCCTCGCCACCGCCCTCGGCGGCTGAGCCACTACAGGGCGAAGGTCTCCTGCAACACCACCACCCCGCCCTGGACGACAGTGACCGTGGCGCTGGTGAAGGCGAGGTCGGTGATCTGCGCGGTCCAGTTCGGGTTCGGGCAGCCAGCCTGATCCCAGGTCGGCTGCGCCGGCTCCAGGGTCGTCACGTCGAATGCGACGTTGCCGTTCTTGATCTTGGCGGCTGGGATCGTCTGGGAGCCGCTGACAGTGACGTCGCCTGGGTTCTGACCGGGTGCCTGGGTGCCGCCCTGGTTGGTGCAGGTGGTCGACGGGTCGGCGGTGGCCGTCACCGTGACCGTGACATCCCCGTTGCCGAGGCCGGCCAGCGCACCGCTGACGTTCAGCGTGGTCCCCAGATCCACAAACACCGGGGGCTGCTGGTTCTTGAAATGGACGCTCGCGGCCAACCCCACACCGCCCGGCAACACCACCAGCAACCCCACCACCAGCACCACAACGGTCAACCAGCGCACACGCCCCATGTCCTGCCCCTTTCCTGTCGGCGACCCGATCGCGCCGGACAGTCTGTCACCTTTCCGGAGGCCCCTGGTGCCCGCTGACCCCGACTACAACCAGCCGGCCTACCTCAAACGCCGTGCCCGCCATCTACGCCGCCAAGCCCGCCGCGATCGGGCCGCCGCCCGGCAGGCCGCAGCCGCCGCGCGGACCCCGGCGCAGCAGCTCGCCCGCCTCGACACCGGCCGCTACCGGGCTGTCGATGAACGGAAACGCCTGACCCGGCTCCTGGAGGCCACATGATCATCCAGTTCGAGCCCCACCCAACCTCGCTGGGCGGCTATGTGTGCGCCGGCGCCGACGGCTGCGGGGTCGACGTGGTCGACCGCGACCAGCACTCGGGCTGGCACGCCCGCCTCGAAGGACGCCTCCAGGACGCCGCCACCCGGCTCCGGTTCGTCGCCGGCGGACAGTAGCCGCTGGCACAGCCTCTCCGTGCCTCCCGGCGCCGGCCAGTCACCGGCCAGGGGGGCCTCCCGGGGGCTCCCCCGCCCGGCCAGTAGGCGGCCAACCACTCCCCGGGGGCCAGTCACCGGCCAGCCACTCCCCCCGGCGGCCAGTCCGCGGCCAGTCACCCGACCTGCCCGCAGACCGGGCACCAGCGTTCGGTCAAGATCAGCTCCGGCCACGCCGACCCCACCGGGATGTTGTCGGTTGGGATGGTCACCTGCTGCGACTCGGATCGCATGACCACCCGCACCGCCCGGGCGGCGCCGCAGTCGTGGCAGCGCCCCCACTGTTGCGCGTCCCCCTCGCCGTCGTCCAGGCCGCTCACCCCCGGCGCCACTTGGACCAGGTGAACACGGCATCCAGCCACAACGCCGCCGCGGCCCGCCCGGCCTCCAAGGTCGTCTCGACCACCGCCACCCCGTCGACGTCGTCAGGGGAGGGGATCGCCACCACCAGCGTCCCATCGGTGCCTTGGCGGCCCCGGGTGACCTGGAGCCGCAACCGGGCCGGCATCAAGCCGCCATCCCCTGTCATCGCGAGGCCATTGTGCCCGGTCCCCCCCCAGCACCAGAAGCATCCCGCCGCCGCCGCAACCACACCCCGGCCGCTCGTCTGCTCCCGGCCGCCGGCCGCCCCGGTCCCCCCCCACCCTGGCCGCTCCAGGCCGCCGGCGACCCCGAGGCCCAGCTGTGGGCTGAGCTGTGGGCAAGCCCGCAGGCGGTCGCCTGGGCCGACATGGGCGCCGGGCTGGCCCGGGTCGTCGCCAGGTACGTGCGCTGGACCGTCGCCGCCGAGGTTGGTGTGCCCGCCGATGTGGCCACGTCCGCGCTGGCTGAGCTGCGGCAACTTGAGGACAGGCTTGGCCTGACACCAATGGCGCTGGCCCGGCTCCGCTGGGACATCGTCGCCGACCCCACACCCCCTGAGCCGCAGACGGCCGAGAGTCCCCCTCCTGCCTCTATGCCTCCGGCCGCGCCTGAGCCCCCGCCGGCCCGGCCGCGGGTCCGGGCCCAAGACACCGGCTGATGCCCTGGCGTGGTCGGAGCTTCCCTGGGGAGTTCCCCACCCTCGGGTATCTGGTCATCGACTGGATCGAGAAGTGGCTGGTGGTCCCCGATGGGGTCCTGGCCGGCGCCCCCTTCCTTTTGACCCCCGAACAGCAGCGGTTCCTGCTCTTCCACTACCGCCTCAACCCGGCCGACGGCCGCTTCGCCTACCGCGGCAGCCAGCTCGTCCGCTCGCAGAAGTGGGGCAAGGATCCGCTGGCTGCGGCGATGGTGTGCGCCGAGGCCCTGGCCCCGGTGCTGTTCGACCACTGGACCGACACCGGTGAGCCGGCCGGCCGCCCGTGGCCGACCCCCTGGATCCAGGTCGCCGCCGTCTCCGAGGACCAGACCGCCAACACCTGGCGGCCCATCTTCACCATGCTTGCCGACGGCCCCCTCTCGGGCACCCCCGGCCTGGATGTCGGGCAGACCCGCATCAACCTCCCCTCCGGCGGGCTGATCGAGCCGGTCAGCTCAGCCGCCCCCTCGCGCCTTGGTGCGCGGATCACCTTCGCGGTCCTCGGGGAGCCGCATCTGTGGACCCGCGCGTCGGGTGGCCACACCCTGGCCTCCAACCTGAAACGGAACCTGGCCGGGATGGACGGCCGCTGGGCCGAGATCTCGAATGCCTACGACCCGTCCGAGGACTCGGTTGCGCAGCGGACCCACCGCGCCAAAGCCCCCGACGTGTACCTGGACTGGCGGCCCGCCCCCGACCCCACCGTGTCGCTGCACAACCGCGGCGAGCTCCGACGTGCGTTGCGGCACTGCTACGGCGACAGCCATTGGGTGAACCTGGACCGGATCATCGCCGAGATCCTCGACCCCTCCACCAGCCCGGCCGATGCTCGCCGCTACTTCCTCACCCTGGTCACCGTGGGCGACCGCGACCTGGTCGACCCGGTCGCCTGGGACACCCGCGGCTTCCCAGGCGACCCCCTGGTCGCCGGGGAGCGGATCGCGTGTGGGTTCGATGGCAGCAAGACCCAAGACTGCACTGCCCTGGTTGCCTGCCGCATCCGCGACGGCCGCCTGTTCCCCATCAAGACGTGGGAACGGCCGGCCGACGCGCCGCTGGACTGGCGTGTCCCCTCCGGCGAGGTCGACGCGACCATGGCCCAGGTCATGGACGCCTACGACGTCTGGTATGTGTTCTGCGACCCGTATCGCTGGACCGACTACCTCGACAAGTGGGCCGGGTTGTGGCCCAAGAAGATCGTCGAGCTGGCCACCAACTCCGAAGCCCGCATGGACGCCGCCCTCAGCCGCTTCCTCACCGCGTTCCGGGCTGGCGAGCTGTCGCATGACGGCGACCCCACCCTCACCCGCCACATCAAGAATTCGGCGTTGGCCAAGGGCAAACGCAAGGCCCCCCGCGATGCCGACCCGGCCCCCGGCGACGACCCCGACAGTCTGGGGGCGTTCTTCCTCCGCATCGTGAAGCGGAAGCGGACGGCCCGGATCGACACTGCGGTAGCGGCCATCCTCGCCTACGAAGCGAGAGGCCGCGCGGTGGAGGACGGGGCCCTGCTGGAACCCGAGAAGGCCAAGACCCCCCGGATCTGGTAGGAGCCGGCCCGGGGACAGGCGAACGGGGTATCCCGCGAGACTGCCCCGCCGTGGCGCCCCGACTTGGACCCGCAGGCCACACCGGCCGCTAGATTCTAGAATCTAGCGTCGGCGGGGGTGCTGGGGAGTCGAACCCCAGGACCGGGTCACCTGCCCGATCGGTGCTAGGGGTGTCCCCTCAGCCTGACCACTGCCGGCGCCTTGCGGCTACCGGTGTGCTCGCCTGACCTTGGCCACAGCCCCGACGGTCCCGCCGCGACCGCTTCGACCACCGCACCGGAGACTGTAAGCCGAAGGCGACGGGGGATGCGTACCTTGTCGCGCCCCGCCGCCCACTCGGCTGCTGTGAGCCAGCCCCCTCATGCTAAAGCCGGCCGCCGGCGACCTCCACCTCAGCCTCCGGTTTGGGACAGCTCGAACGGTGGATGACCCCGTCGTTCGGCACCCACCGCCAGCTCCAGTCGCCCCCCCAGCCGCCATGCCGGTCGATCACCAGATGCCGATGCGACCCGTCGGGGTACACCACCCGCCCGTCGAGGCGATGGACCCCTCCGGTGGCGGTCCAGGCCGCCTCCAGGTGTTGGATGCCGAGCTTGGCCTGGACCCTGCGGAGGGTCTTGGCGCTCAACCGCTGGGCACTCACAACGCCAGCACGTCACCGACCCCAGCGCCCCCAGCCCCCAGCAGATCGAACACGGCCGCGACCTTGCAGCCGGGCACATAGACGATCCCGCTGTTGCCGCTGACCCGCGCATACCAGGACTGGTCGTTGCGGCCTGGGGTGATCCCCAACGCCGCGGCCGCGTCGATGATCTCCACCGCGCCGGCGAACCCCCGATACCAGCGCCCATCCACCCCCAGCACCATTTCGGTGCAGGCCACCATGCCCGCCCCGATCGTCGCGGCGACCGGCGCGGTCATCGGTAGCTGCGTCGCCGCTGCCATGGGCCACCTTCGGCCTGCTGGTAGCGGCTCGACAGGACCGGCGGCCGCTGCGCCATCCGGTCCATGTCCTCAAAGCACAACCCGATCTGATGCAGCCTGGCCCGGTCGGTCAAGGTGATCCCGGGGCGGCTGACCTCCACCTCCAACAGGCCCGCAACAGGCCGGCCGCAGCCGGCCACCTCACACCCGGTCAGCAGTGCGTCGGTGTTGGTTCCCGGGTCCGGTTCGATCAGCGTCAACGTCGTTCCCTCCACGGCCAAGAAGCTGCCCGGCCGCGGCCGCCACCATCGCCATGGCTCCCGTCGTCACCCACGGGTAGTGCTCCACCAACCATCTGGGCATGTTCGGTCACCACCCTTCCGGGTCGACGGTAGCAGCCGGGCAACACCTCGCCTAGCTGCGTCGGCTCTGCCTGGACCCCGACGACCTGGACGACCTGGAGCTGGAGCTGGGGGTGCTGGATGCGGCCCGAGCTGAACGCTTGACCGGCCCCGGCCCCCGACCCGACCCCGACTTGGACGACGACGTCCTGGTCCGGGTTGCGCTGGTCCCGCGGCCGCTGCTGCTGGTCGCGCGGGTCGCCGATGTTGCCGCCGCCCGACCACGTGGCGTCGCGGTCATCCCCATCCACGCCGGAGCGCGGGTGCTGGTCGACTTGCCACCAGCCACATAGATCTTGAGCGGCGCCGACACCTTGAACGCAGGGATCTTGGTTGCCTTGACCTTGATCGCCTCCCCCGAACGGGGGTTGCGGGCAACCCGTGCCTTGCGTTCGCGACGCTCGAAGGTCCCGAACCCCTGCAAGGTCACCTTGCCGCCCCGCTTGATCTCGGCTGCGGTGGCGCCCTCGAACGCCGGCAGCAGCCCTCGGGTCACCACCTCCACCGGGATCTCATACCCGGCCTGGCGGGCCCGAGCCACGATCTGTGTTGCCAGTTCCTGCTGATTCAACTCGGCCTCCCTTGTGGTGCTGGCCGCCCCGCGGGGCGGCCAGCCACCGGATCATCGCCCGCTTGGGCGGTCAGCTCTTGATGGTGAAGCTGGCCTCGATCATCGCGCCGGCCTGGCAGGCCTCGGTGAGCCGGGTCCACCAGTCGCTCTCGCCGGCGTTGTCGTGGTACAGCACCACCCCCTGCGCGCCCGCCACCCCACCGCCACCGCCGCGCTGGCCCTGCGATCCCGGCAGCACCAGGATCGTCGGGGCCCCGCTGGTGTCCGCGGTGCGCAGGTACTCGGTGGGGTCGCCCTGGATGGCGTCGGCCCGGAACGTCCCGGGCTGCAGTCGTCCACCTGGCATGCGTCCTCCTCCTTCTTTCCCCCCCTCGGTCTGCTGTGCGCCTGGCAGCCTACCCCGTTTGCGAGGCCAGTTCCCCCATGCGCCCCTTCGTCACCTACTTCGCCGAGCTTCGGCGGCTGCTGGCAGGGCCGGTCCGCACCGCCCGCAACCTCTTGTGGCCGACGGTGGAGCTGACCGGCGCCGCCCTCATCTGTGTGTGTGTGGGCCTGTACGAGCCGCGTCTGGCGGTCGGGTTGGCCGGGCTCATGCTGCTGGTGGCGGCCAACTTCCGCACCCGCCGCACCTGATGGTGTTGCTCCCCGACCTGCCCGCCGGCCTGCCGCCCCGCCCGTTCGGTGAGCTGCGCGACTCCGGCCTGTTGTGGCTGATCAACCGGGCGGTGCTGCATCCCCGCGGCTACGCCCTCGGGCTGGTCTACAACGACGCCGGCAACCCGGTCGGATGGCAGCTTGACGGCGACGGCACAGAGCCGTGGCGGTACGGCACCGACGTCGACGAGGACGCCTTGTTCGACGCCGCCGAAGCCACGCTCGCTGATCTGAGGTCCTAACCCCCCATGCCTGTCCTCCGCGCCCTCACCGACGCCCTGCTCGGCCGCGACCGCCGCACCGACAACCTCTACGGCTGGCAGACCGTCCCCCATGCCCTGATGGGCGGGTCGGGCCGCACCGTCGCCGGCCCCACCGTCACCGTCGACAACGCCGTCCAGTCGATCGCGGTGTTCCGCGCCCTCAGCCTCCTGGCCGGGACGCTGGCGTCGTTGCCGCTGCGGGCCTACCGGATCGAAGACGGCGCCCCCGTCCCGGTCGCCTCACTGCTGCTGGACTTCCCCGCCGGCCGCGACCCCATCAGCTCCATCCCCTACCCCGGCTCCGACCCGGCGATGGTGCTGTGGGAACAGCTCTACATGGACCTGTTCTCCTGGGGCAACGCCTACGCCGTCAAAGTCCCCAGCGTGGTCCGCACCGACATTGTCCGCCTCGAACGCCTCGTGCCGTGGCGGGTCGACCCCCAGCTCGTCAAACCTTCCCGCACCGGCCTGGGTGGTCCCGCCGGCAAAATCTTCGGGATCCTGGACGACAGCGGCCACCAGCAGCTCGCCGGCCCCCAAGACGTCCTCCATGTCCGCGGCTTCGGCAGCTCGATGGAGCGTGGCCTCTCCCCCATCGGCTGCGCCCGCCAGGCCCTCGGGCTGGCGGTGGCTGCTGAGGAGTACGGCGCCCGCCTCTTCGGGTCCGGCTCCCTGCTTGGTGGGGTGTTGCAGACCGACGCGGACCTGGAAGAGGACGACGCCAAAGCCCTCAAGGAACGGTGGATGGCCAAGGTCGCCGGGCTCAGCCATGCGCATGAGATCGCGGTGTTGGACAACGGCGCCAAATACGTCCCCACCTCGCTGCCCCCCAACGACGCCCAGTTCATCGAGTCCCGCAAATTCGGGGTCACCGAAGTCGCGCGGTTGTACGGCATCCCCCCCCATCTCCTCGGCGACGTGGAGGTCTCGAGCTCGTGGGGCACGGGGATCGAGCAGCAGATGCTGGCGTTCGTTGCCTACACCCTCCGCTCCCCCGCCACCCGGGTCGAGCAGGTCGTCTCCAACGAGCTGCTCCCCCGCGGGCAGCTCGCCCGCATCGACTTCACCGACCTGCTCCGCGGCGACGCCCCCAGCCGGTTCGACGCCTACAGCAAAGCCATCGCCGGGTCGATCTTGACCGTGAATGAGGCCCGCCAGCTCGAAGGCCGCCCCCCGGTGCCCGGTGGCGACAAGCTGCTGATGCAAGGGGCGATGGTGCCGTTCTCCACCACCGCCAAACCCGCCCCCCGCCCGCCGGCCGCCGCCCCCAAGCCGCCGGCTGGCGCTGAGCCCGAACCCCCCGCGTGACCCCGGATGCGCTGGCCTGAGCGCGGGTCGCTCGCCGAACACCTCCAGCAAGCCCACGGCTTCGACGTGGGCCGAACCATCGACGACGCCACCCACCGCCGCGACCACACCTACCACGACACCGCGGTGGCGCTGCTGGTCGCAGATCTGCCGCCACCTGCCGACCGGGCCCTGGCCCGCACCGAGGCCCTCGCCGCCCGGCTGTCGTGGGTGCTTCCGGTCGGCCACCCCTACACCCCCCTCGCCTGACCCCGCGCCCCCCGCGCTCCCCTCTCCTCCGCTGAGGTGCATTCCCCCATGGCCAACCCAAGACTGCGCGACCTGACCGCTATCGAGGTGCGCCGAGTCCGAACCCCCGCCACCGTCCGCGCCACCACCGACGACGGCGACACCGAGATCCGCTTCACCGGCCACGCCGCCATCTTCGAGTCGCCAACCTGGATCGGCCCCCCCAAGTGGGGCTTCCAGGAGGTCATCGCCCGGGGTGCGTTCGCCAAGACCATCGGCGAGTCCGACGTGCGGTTCCTGATCAACCACGACCCCAACCTGATCCTGGCCCGCACCACCGCCGGGACCATGACCCTGGCCGAGGACAAGATCGGCCTGGCCGTCGACGCCCAGCTCGCCGCGACCAGCTACGGCCAGGACCTGGCCGTGTCGCTGGAGCGTGGCGATATGAGCCAGATGAGCTTCGGGTTCCGGGTTGTCCGTGAGCTGTGGGAGGAGATCGAAACCGAACCTGGTGTGGTGATCGAACGGCGCACCCTCCAGGAGGTCGAGCTGTTCGACGTGTCCAGCGTGACCTATCCGGCCTATGAGGACACCGACTGTGGCCTGGCCGCCATGACGATGGCCCGTGAGCTCCGCGACCGCCGCACCACCCCGGACCCTGCCGGCCGCCCCTCTCGCACCAAGAACACCACGCCCACCACCGCTGGTGCGTCTGGTGATCCTGGTGCGGCCCCCGCCCCGGCCCCCGCCGCCACCGACCCCACGCCCACCACGCCCACCACCGCTGGTGCGTCTGGTGATCGTGGTGACGATCCCACCAACCCGGCGACGCCGGCCACCCCCGCGGCCACCTCGCCCCCAACCGCCGACACTCCCGCCGGCGATGACGACCAGCCGCTGTATGTGCTGCTGCTGGCCCACTCCCGCGGCGACCACACCGGCACCAGCCGGGCCAAGTGCCCGCCCTGCACCAAGGCCCTCACGCAGGTGCCGCCCGCCCCCGTGGGCACCCCTGCCGCCGCCTGACCCGATCACCGGATTACTGATTCGGTAATCGACTTCCCCCCGCAAACCCGCCGACCCTGCACCGCCCCGCGCCGACATCGAGCGCCACCCGCCACGCCGCCCAATGGGCACCTGGCCGGCCGGCTGTCACGTCACTTCGGGCTCCGCACGGCACAAGCCGAAATGGAGCCATTCCCATGGCCGCAAGCAACGCCCTGTACGCCAAGCGCGCGCAGATCTGGGAGAGCATGAAGGCCCTCCTGGCCGCCACCGAAGACCGCACCATGTCCGGCGAGGAAGAGACCGCCTGGACCAAGATGGAAGCGGACCTCGATGTGGTTGGCCGCAGCATCAAGATCCACGAGACCGGCGACCTGTACGCCGGCGAGCTCGACAGCGCCGACGGCCCCGTCGTGTCGACCCGCCGTGAGGCCCACCCGGCCACCCCCGACGGCCCCGCCGGGACCGCCGCCACCGCCAGCGCGCTCCAGACCGCCCGCTCGGGCGACTTCGCCGGCCAGTACGCCTACGAGAAGGCGTTCGACCTGTACCTGCGCTCCGGCTACGACCGGCTCCCCTCAGAGCACCGCTCCACGCTCGACAAGGAGTTCCGTGACGGCCTGATCACCTCGACCGACAACATCGGCGGCTACATCGTGCCGCCGGGCTGGTTGCAGCGGCTCACCGACGTCATGAAGGCGTTCGGGGGCATGTTCTCGGTGGCGACGATCATCGACACCGACGACGGCGAAAGCCTTGAGTGGCCAACCGCCGACGACACCGGCGTCTCGGGCGAGATCATCACCCAGGCCGCCGCGCACAACATCGACGCGTCCACCCCCTTCGGGACCCGGACCCTGCCGACCTTCCTGTACAGCTCCAAGATCATCAAGGTGTCGCTGCAGCTGCTGCAGGACAACGCCTTCGACCTCGGAAGCTGGCTGCCCAAGAAGCAGGCCATCCGCATCGGCCGCATCGTCAACAACCACCTCACCGCCGGCACCGGCACCGGCCAGCCGGCCGGGATCACCGCCGCCTCTGGTGGCCTGTCCACCGGCAAGACCGGCGCCACCGGCCAGACCCTGACCGTGACCTACGACGACCTGATCGACCTGATCCACAGCGTGGACCCGGCGTATCGGGCCCCCGGTTGCGCGTTCATGCTCGCCGACAGCTCGCTCAAGGTTGTCCGCAAGCTGAAGGACAACCAGGGCCACCCGCTGTGGGAGCCCAGCCTGACCGCTGGGTCGCCGGACAACCTGCTCGGCTACGACGTGGTCGTGAACCAGGACATGCCGGCCATGGGCGCCAACGCCAAGAGCATCGGCTTTGGGGACTGGGCTTCGGCCTATGTCATCCGCCGGGTTCGGGGCGCCTCGACGCTGCGGCTGAACGAGCTGTACGCGGCCAACCTCCAGGTTGGTTTCCTCGGCTTCGCCCGCTTCGGCGGAGTCGTCGACGACCTCCAGGCCGCCAAGCTCTACGCCAACTCGGCCTCCTGATCCACCCCGGAAGCCGAACGTCCCAGCGGTCTGGCAAACGCTGACCGCTGGGACGTTCAGAACCTCTTCCGGAGCGCGCTTCGGGTGCTTCACCGCCACGCGTAGGCGGACCTGGAGCGTACCACCCCTGCACCACCCCCAGCCCCGCCAGCCTGGCCCACCCGTGGCCGCTGGCGGGGCCGGGTCCAACCCAAGGAGCACCCATGGCTTACGAGGACGCACTGACCGTCGTGGCCTCAGCCGCGCGGACCACCACCGGCAACAGCAACCCGGTCCGAGCGTCCAACCCGGCCAGCAACCTGTCGCTGCTGGTCGATGTCACCGCCGTCTCCGGCACCCCGAACCTGGTGCTGGAGGTCCAGTGGTCGATGGACGGGACCGTCTTCGCCAGCACCGACACCCCCGACGTGTTCGCCGCCATCACCACCGCCACCCCCAAGCTCAAGACCTTCCCCATGCGGGCGCCGTTCTACCGGCTGGTCTGGACCATCACCGGCGGCACCCCGTCGTTGACGTTCTCGATCGCCCGCTACCTCACCGGCTGACCGGCCGGCGCAAGTGTGAACACTGTTGCACCGTCACATCGTCACGGTGCCCAACCCTTCTCTCTGGAGGACCAATGGCCACCCTGCGTGTGCTGTGCGAGATCCCCAACCATCCCTTCCGTTGCGGCGAGGTGGTCGACGCCGCTCTGATCGACCACCCCAACGAGCGGGTCGCGCACGGCTGGGCGGAATGGGTTGAGCTGCCCACGGTGCGGACCACCGCCGCCGCTGGGGCGCCTGAGACCACCGCCCGCCGCACCACCCGCCCGGCTGCCACCCAGCCCAAGCCTGCCCCCCCGCAGCCCAAGCCCAAGCCTGCCCCCAAGGCCAAGCCCGCCCCCGCCAAGACCAAGCCCGCCAAGGGCAAGTAAGGAGCCCCCTCATGGGCCAGCCCTCCTCCTGGGATGGAACCCGTTTCACCCACGCCCACGGCGCCGTCACCGACGCCACCGGCGGCACCCCCGACGTTGAAGGTCGCGCCCAGTTCGCCCTCGCCCTCACCGCCATGCGCTCCGCTGGGCTGGTCACCGGCGGCACCTCCATGAAGGGGCCGCTGGCCATCGACCAGGACAGCTTCGCCTACGTGCATGCCGCCGCCATCGCCGACCCCACCGGCGGCGCCACCGTCGACTCCCAGAGCCGCACCGCTGTCGGCCTCATCCTGGCCGCCCTGCGGAACGCGAATGTGATCGCCGGCACCGGCCCCCAGGTCGGCCCGGCCATCTGGGACGAAGACGCCATGTGTCAGGTCAACGCCGCGTTCATCGCCAGCCCAACCGGCGGCGCCACCGTCGACACCGAGCTGCGAGCCGCCCTGGTGCAGGCCATCAACGCCCTGCGTTCCGCCAACATCGTCGCCCAGGACTGACCCCGGCCCCGAACCTCGGTCTGTCCTAGGTCTGCCGCTCGCGCTCTTCTCCGGCCGCCCACCAGCCTTGGCCCACCCGCCCCGAGGCCAGCTGGTGGGCGGTCCGGAGCGGCACGCCTCGTTCCATCCCCGACCATCTAAGCCCCCCAGCGACGGCTGGGGCTCGCGCGCGCCCACCAACCTGGCGGCACCCCACAACGGGGCCGGCCAGTTCGGGGTGGCGCGCTGCTGCGGGGGTCGGGCCGGGCTGGACCTCCTCCGCCAGCCGCC